CATTATAAAATGCTTCTGTAATTTGTTCCGATGTTTGTTCATATGGATTGATTTGTCCTGACACTGTGGGCAAGACGCCATCATATGTGCGCCTGATCAATCCAGCAGCTTCATCTAACTCAACATGTACTAAAGTGTAATTAAATGCATTATTTTTAAATGGAACAAAATTCATTTTTTAAATAATCCTATAAAGAATCCACCTATATCCCATTTACCAAACTTCCATAAACTAGGATTATTATGATGGTTTAAATGATAACCTTCTCCCCATACAAGAAGTATTAGAGGTAAATCATTATGTACCGTCTCGTTCCTGTGAGATAAGGAAACTATAGACGACCCTGTGTTCCAGAGAATAGCTGCCGGGACTAACCAAGCATATATAACTGAAAATGGACTGCACATAAAAAGTATAGCAGCGTAGACTAAATTAATTTCAAAATAAAATTTATGTTGAAACAAGAAAAACTTATCTTTGAGCAATCTAGCAGCAAATTTTAATTTCACTGTAGAGAACATACTCAAATAATGTGCTCTAAACCAACCTTTATAAATAGGACTGTGCGGATCATCCTTGGTATCAGAATATGCATGATGCTGCCTGTGAACCGACACCCAACTGATTGCAGAGCCAGTTAGTCCTATTGTAGCAAATAATGTAAACAAATATTTTAATGATTTATTTACTTCCCATGAGTTATGAGATAGTAATCGGTGATAAGTCATCGTCATACCAAAACATCCTGATAAAAAATAAACAAATATAGATATCCCCCATTGCCACCAAGTAGCATACAATATCATAGGTATAATAGACAAGTGTGCTATTATTTGAAATGATAGTAGAGTATACGGTGTCTTAGGGATCATTAGTATTTCCAATCTTTTCTAATTTGTGTTGCACTGATATTTATAATAGCTTCATCAAACGATTCTTGTTCAATCTTGTAACCAACATCACGCCCATAGGTAATATTTACAATGTTAGGCACTGTTTGAATTTCATATTGCCCTTGAAATAGTGGATCTAAGTCTCTGCGTATGTATTTTTTTACTTGTTCAATAGCAAATGGATTTGAATCATTCCAACCCTGGCAATCACGTATCTGTATTATTACCTGTCCTGTTTTAGCAATAGCTCGTTCAAATAATGCACGATGCCCATCATGCCATGGTTGCCAACGACCTAGCATCTGTACTGTTTCTTTCTTCCAGTCAAACACAGGGCGGCGTTGATTAAGTTTTAAATGAAAGCCAATAAATTCACTCCATTTTTCAGCATCTTGTTCGTTAACACGAAAATCATATAATTCAGGTTCAGTAAACATTTTGTTGGTGTCAGCATAACGACCTTCACGAATGGTGTCTACCCATATAGTCCAATCTGCGTTGTAGTTGTTACGCATTTCAACTAATGGTGCTACAAAATCTGCAATAACAAACTCACTTTCTGTCTTAGTAGACAATTCATACATACGCTTGCTTTGACGGATGCGACCTTCTTGACTAAAGTCCCAATCATTATATTCTTTACGCACCTCGTCGGCATTAAGCCAAGTTACTGTTTTAAAGTTATTAAGCAAAAACTCTGCCAGTTTTGCTGCTAATGTTGTTTTACCTGCCCCGGGTAACCCCATAATTAATATTCGTGTTGCCATGATAAAACTATTTATAGGAACACATAACTGTTAAATAACAATATGATTACTATAACCTCCACAGCAATGTACAAGATCAAAGACATTATCGCTGAAGAAAATAACCCAAAAATTAAACTTAGAACCTTTGTCCAAGGTGGCGGGTGCTCAGGAATGAGTTACGGCTTTACATTAGATGAAGAACGAAACGAAGACGACTTTGTAATTGAAAACACAGATGGATTAATACTAATTGATAGTATGAGTATGCAATATCTTCGTGGTTCTACTATTGATTATAGAGATGATATTATGGGTAGCAGCTTTGTAGTTAGCAATCCAAATGCTGAGACTAGTTGTGGATGTGGCAGTAGTTTTAGTGTTTCGGAATAGTTGGTAAATGCAGGTTGACAGAGTTGGTAAAATGCAGTATAATTAACGCATACAAAAACTTTTGCGGAACTAATATATGAGCAATTGCGACAGCATTATCCGAATTCTAGAAGATCATCCAGGACGTTTGGAAAAAGAAGGAATCTTAGATTCTGAGGCCAAATTTGATAACACAGAGCTGTTTGAAGGTCTGCGTATGTGCTACGATCCTCTTGTTACATTTGGTGTTAAAAAAGTACCTACACACAGTGGTCCGGATGGACAAGGACTCCCCTGGGTTGCATTTAAAGAACTGGCACACCTGTTGTCTACACGACAACTGACAGGACATGATGCCCGTGATGCAATTGAATTGGCATTAGCAGCTAGTACACAACGACAATGGAACGATTGGTATCGTCGTATCCTTATCAAAGATATGCGAGCAGGATTTACCGAAGGCACAGTAAATCGAGTTTGTAAGAAAGCCTATCCACAATTCACTATTCCAGTATTTGAATGCATGTTAGCACATGATGGTGCTAAACATGAGAAAAAGATTGTAGGTAAAAAACTTTTAGAACCCAAGTTGGACGGTGTCCGTGTTATTACTGTAGTCAATGCAGAAAATAAGACTGCGGTCATGTACAGCCGTAATGGTACATTGCTAGAAAACTTTAGCCATATCACAAAAGCCATCGAAGCCAAGATTGAACTGTTTGATCGCAGTTGTATCATTGATGGCGAAATGGTCAGTTCCAGCTTCCAAGCCTTAATGAAACAAGTACATCGTAAAAGCGATGTTGATAGCAACGACGCACGCCTGATGGTGTTTGATATGCTGCCACTAAGTGAATTCCAACGTGGTGAAAGCAGCCTGGGTCAGCGCCGTCGCAGCAATGCTCTCCGTGCAATGAAATCTGTATTTGATCAAGTTGGATATTTAGACATCATTCCACAAAAGGAAGTAGATCTGGATAGTTATGTTGGTGAGTTGGAATTCAAAGAATACAACAAAGAAGCTATTGAAGCTGGGTTTGAAGGCATTATGATCAAAAGCGTTGATGCTCCATATGAGTGCAAACGTAGTGTCAGTTGGCTCAAGATGAAACCGTTTATTGAAGTATCATTGGAGATTACAGATGTTGAAGAAGGTACTGGAAAGAACGTGGGACGACTTGGAGCTCTTGTTTGCTCCGGTAATGACGACGGTAGAGATATACGAGTCAATGTTGGTGGTGGGTTTAGCGATGCTGATCGAATTGAGTTTTGGGATAATCGTGCTAACTTGCCTGGTCAAATTGTTGAAGTGAGAGCAGATGCTATTACACAAAATCAAGACGGCACTTATAGCCTGCGCTTTCCGCGTTTTCTACAATTTCGTGGCTTTGCAGCAGGCGAAAAGATTTAATATGGAAAAAGCAGCATTAAAAGATTTGCTATATGGCGGTATAACAGAATTAATGAATAATAAAGATTTTTATTATCAAAGCTCTGTTGGACCTGACTACAGTTACTGGACTAAACAAGGTATAGAAGTTGTATTAGAATACATTAAGTTTATGTCTGGTCATATGCAGGTAGCAGAAAAAAACAATTTAGATAAACGTGCCAAAGATATGGTAATCAAAGGTTTAAAAGGAGAAACAGTTTAAAATGAAAGAAGATTTAATCACTTCTGACGGAGTGGTAGAAGAAGTATTACCCAACGCAATGTTTAGGGTAAAAATGGCTCAAGGGCCAGTAGTATTAGGACACATCTCAGGTAAGATGCGTCAACACAAAATACAAATCTTAGCAGGTGATCGTGTTAAGATTGAGATGAGCCCTTACGATCTTACAAAGTGCCGGATTACCTATAGAGAACGGTAATGGATTCTCTTATTTCTGTCTTGGTCACAATATTAAATTCGCTTAAACTGCTGATTATTTCAAAGTCTGTCATATTTAAAAATCCACTATCATTGCGATTTATACTAGCTACTGGAATTAATCCTAAGGATAATTTCTTATCATAAAATAATCCTAAACTTTCAAAAAATTCTTTTCTTTTGTCATATTGCATTTTAACCCACTGCATTGTTCTATTAAATTCATCTTCTCCCATTGTGGGAGAAAATTGAATTTGTAAATCAGCACTATAATATTGCAATGGTCGGATATTACTATCCCCTATATGCTCATCTTGGTCTCGCAATACATCTAGTATTGGTTTACCAAGTTCACAATAATTAATGTAAACTGTACCAAACACAGATTTCAGTGTAAAATGATCATAATCCTCATCAATTAACTCGTATCGATTTCTCTCACCGAACACAACAACTAATTTAGAGTCAGGATGAATTTTATTCATAGCAATATTTTTAACATAACTTTCAAATTCGTGTATCATTATGTTAAATCTTAGAATTGCTTTCTGTACTTCCTGTGGAGAATTTTTGTAAAACTCAGTTGGATTGTCAACTGTTCCTATTAAGTCTTCAAATAATTTATGTAGAATGTTTAATAAACTCTGATTTACTTGCTCTATATTGAAAAAGAATGGAACAACAGTTGGAGCATATTCATCTACTATTTTAAGCTGTTTATTCAACTCGGTTACATAATAGTTACTGTCTTTTTTGCTATTTGGCCAATTTACAAATCGATCATTATTGCATATTGAGTAATTTTTACTTACCTCAATTGTCCATTTTTTTGCAATGTTAGTATTAAATATATCAAAGTATAAATCTTTGTGATTTAACTTGTTAGCTAGTGTTAATATAAATTGTGACATGTAGTTCAAATGATTATAAGAAAGCCCCGTAAGGGGCTTTTCTTTTATTCCAAGTACGCTGCCCAACTTGGGTGACGTAGATCAAACTTCATCTTCTTCCGCTTGTCTACCAATTGGAAGTATGTAGGCTTCATTGGCTTGACCTTAGGAACAATCTTCTTGTCGTTACCCTTGTTGGCATTACACCGAGCACAAGCACAGCAAGTGTTTTCAAAAGTAGTTCTACCTCCCAAGCTAACTGGTAATACGTGATCCAATGTAGCAGTTCTACCTGTTACAGAATCACCGCAGTATTGGCAAGCATACATATCCCGTAGGAATACATTCTGCTTAGAGAAACGCACACCAGTCTTCTTCTTTTGGTATTCCTTAAGAATCATAACAGCAGGCACAGGAGTTTCCCATGTTGCGCTGTGAACAATCCAGTCGTCGTACCATTCTAGAACCGTGGCTTTATCCGACACCATTTTCTGGATCGCTTCTTCCCATGAGATAACACTCAGTGGGATTACGGAGATAGGTGATGCGTCGGCATTAAGTAACAGGCAGTTCATGATAGTGTATTTATACGGTTAAACTAACACATATTATAACATGATTTGGTAAAAAAAGCAACCTAAATATATAATTCCATAATATCAATAAACAAATAAATACCTACATGAAATACGAAAACTACCTATTTAAAATGCTTGAAAATCAGTCCAATCGAATGGGATCTACAAACGATCCTGCGGATCATGTATCCATGGACATTCCATTGTTAATTAGATTGTTTGAATTGGTGAGAGAAGATGTAAAAACGGATGTAGACCTACATTTTGTTGTGGAAAAAATTATAGCATTAAAGAACAAAGGTACGTTGTCCATGGATGATTATACAGAAATTGCCAGTGGAAACAGAAGCGGAGATTCAGGACAAGAACCTAAGATGGATCCGGAGTTAGAATCAATTAGAAAATTAGCAGGAATTTAACATGACTTTTCAATATATCAATACCGGATCAGGTGCCAACGCAGGCGACGGTGACAGCATTCGAGCAGCATTCACCAAGGTTAATAATAATTTTGAACAGCTTGAAATGGGCTATGCAGGTAGCGGAGGATTTGGCCCTGGATATACTGGTAGTCGCGGTTATATTGGATATGCAGGTAGCTCAGGCGCATATGCCGGAGTTGGTTATACCGGCAGCTTTGGTAATATAGGATATACTGGTAGCAGAGGAGTTGGTTATACTGGCAGTACTGGTACTATAGGATATACTGGTAGTATAGGAGTTGGTTATACTGGATCAACAGGTACAGCAGCAACCATTGCCGTTGGTGCAGTTACAATTAGTACCTCCACCGCAAGTGTTACCAATGTTGGTACTGTATATAATGGGATATTTGATTTTGTTTTACAAAGAGGCGACTTAGGCTATACTGGCTCAATTGGTAATACAGGAACCGGGTATACTGGATCTACTGGAACAACTGGGACAGCAGCAACTATTGCCGTTGGTACAGTCACAATTAGTACTTCTACTGCAAGTGTTACTAACGTTGGTACTGTATATAATGGGATATTTGATTTTGTTTTACAAAGAGGTACTTTAGGATATACTGGCTCATCAGGACTTGCAACAACATCAACACTAATTAATGATACTGCTACACTTACATTGAGTACAAGTGGTAGTTTAACATTTACAGATAATACTGTTCAGACTACAGCATTTACTGGAACCATTGCTTATAGTAACATAACTAATGTTCCAGTACTTTCTACATCAACCTTAATTAATGGTTCCTACACTGCAATTCTTGGAACAACTGGTAAATTAACAGCAATTGCTGCGGATGGTACCACAACAAGTGTCTCTTCAAACCTTGGTTATGTTGGAATACCACAAAATACAATATCAACTAGCTATACTCTAACATTAGCTGATCAAGGAAAACAAGTTTATATAAACTCTCCTGGACAAACAATTACAATTCCTGCTAATACTAGTTCATCGTTTCCAATAGGTGCATCAATGGCAATTATTGCCGGACCAAATGCCACCTCAGTTAATATTGCTATTAATAGTGATACCATGTATGTAGGTGGTGATGGATCAACAGGCACTAGAACATTAGATGCATTTGGTATGGCCACTGTAGTTAAAGTATCAAATACCGAATGGTTTATTAGCGGCGCCGGATTAGCATAATATGTCTGGAATAATGTTGCACTATATGTCCACGGCGATGTCCCGCAGTACATTACCGCTTGGATTGGTATTAAATCTTGATGCAGGTAACATTGCAAGTTATCCAGGAACAGGAACAACCTGGTATGATTTATCTAAAAAACATCATAATGCTACATTGGTCGGACCTGCATTTATTGATAACTCATTTGATTTTAACGGATCAACTGATTATGTAGATGTTGGTTCTGTTACTGAGATAGGTGCTTCTTCAACAGCACTAACTGTAGAAGTATGGTTTAAACCTGATGTAACTACCAGTAAATCAATAATACAAAATGGTAGCGACTACTTTAGAAATACCTATTATCTATGGCAACATAGTCCAACTGAATTAGTATTTGCAGTATATGGCGGAAGTAATTATGATGCAGTAACATTTACAGATGGTACTGACTTTCAAGTAGGTACTTGGTATCATCTAGTTGGAGTTTGGGAATCAGGTAAAAGAGTAAAATTATATAGAAATGCAGATGCTAGTGCTAATATGTCCTGGACACTAGGTACACAACAAAGTATAATACAGAATTCTGTAGTCAACGGGGATACTAACACTATTATTGGAAAGCGAGTAAACGATTACTTCTTTAATGGCAATATACCTGTGGTGAGATTATACAATAGAGCACTAACAGCAATTCAGGTACAACAAAATTTTGATCTCGACCGAGTAAGGTTTGGACTATAAGTTGTTCTAACTAAATAACAATGTGCAGGGACAATACAGGCCCGCCAAAAAGGAAATTTTATGTTAACAAAACAAACCGGCCCTTCTCAAGTAGTTGTTGCATCTACTGTTACTACTACAACAGCAACCGTAACCCTTACTACATTTGATGGATCTATTCCTCGAAAAGTTCGTGTAGCGGTCTCAAATGCACCAATACTAATCGACATTAGTACTCTTACTAATGAATGCAAAATAATGGTACCAGTATTAGGTATTGAACATTTTACATTAGTTAATACTACTACTGTTTCTTATAGTGCAGTAATTGGGCAGACTGCAAATTCCATAATCTCATTTACACCGGTTGCATAATGCGAGCAAGAGAATTTACCATTAACATTCCCATTAATATTAAAATTAATGGCGACGGCGAACCTGAGATTGATATGGGTCAAGATGCTCCTATAGATCCAAGCGAGCCAAAACAAGATCCTGTAATGGTTCCTCCACTACAGCAGCAAATAGAACTACAAAAAGCAGATGTTGGCAAGATTAGCCCAATCATTAAAGATCTTACACAAGACGAAGTAGATCCAGAAACTAAGCAGTTGCCTTAACTGCATCTAAGGGAGTAAGACCCAGATGCCTATTAAAAAGATAGAAGCAGGTCGGGTAATTACCCAGACAATAGATACCTTCATTGGACAAGAAGGTACAATCTTCTATGACGAATTCACAGGTGAACTAAGATTATCCGACGGTATAAATCCTGGCGGTATTGCTATTGGTGGTAATGGTGGTAGTTATATACTACACACCGCAACTATAACTAGACTTGGCGGCGTTAAGATTGGAGTTGGCATTAGCGTAAGTGCAGATGGTACAATATCTACAACATTACAAGATGTTACTAACAGTGGTTCCACAACTACTAATGCAATATCAATTGCCAATACTACTAATTCAACTTCATCTACTACTGGTGCATTAGTAGTAGCTGGTGGGGTTGGTATTGGTGGCGATATTTACTTTGCTGGCAATCTTTATCAGAATGGTACATTGTTTACTGGTGGAGGAGGTGGATCAACTTTATCTGTTGCTACAAATACTGGTTTAACTATTACTAATACAGTAATTGCTACTGTATATAATTCATTAATAAGTGACGATGTACAAAGTGTATCAGTAGGCGGTGCTGCAAGTGCTCTTGCTTCTACTTGGAAAAGTAAGAACATTGTAGAAGTACTAGATACTATATTGTTCCCAGACGTTCTACCAACATACACTATTCCTACATTAACCGTGACAGGACCACAAAGTGGAACTAAGGAAATTGGATCTACTGTAGCACAGGCATTAACATTGATCGGCGCTGAAGGCGATGCAAGCACATTTACTGCATTAACTTTGAGTAGAAATGGTAGTCAACTATCTACAATATCTAATCCAACAGTTTACAACTTTACAACTATTGCTGATCAGTTTGGTTATACAAATCCTAACAATCCTAGTTACTCATATGCATTAACATATACTGATAACTTTGTTGTTGTAAGTGGAAATACAGTTTGGAGTGGTACAGGTACTTATTCAGCAGGTAGTGCTAAGAAGAACAACAAAAATGTTACTGATACTCGTACTGCACAGGTAAGAAACACAAATGCTCCTCAGTCAGCATCATCTATTAGTAGCAATAGTTTAACAGTTACAGGTATATATCCGTACTTCTGGGGCAAGTCAAATACATTGCCGACCACAGCAAGTATCGCAGCAGCAATATTAGCAGGATCAACTAACAAGGTATTGTTAGATGCTAGCGGAACTGTTTCAGTTACTTTTGCGGCAGCAGGACAATATGTATGGATGGCACATGCAGCATCTTATACTTCTAAAACAAAATGGTTCAACACACAGTTAAATCAAGGTAACATAGGTGCAGGTAATTTTATTCTATCTCCAGTTACACAATCAGTTTCATCACCTGATAGTTTTTGGTCAGGTGTGTCATTTAAAGTATATATTAGCAGTGGTGCTACTAATACAGATGGTATAATACAGTTTACTAATACTTAAAAAAATATGTCAATATTATTAAATGACAATTTAAATATTTCAGCTGCTAAGGCAGTTGATAGTCGGTACGGTCCCTATGCAAGTACCGCAGTTGCATTGGCTATAATTCCTGCATTCCAACGATATCAAGGTCTTGTTATTGGTGTTGTCCTATCCAATATACTAACAGAATATTGGTTTAAGGATGGAATATTAGATACTGATCTAATAGAAAAATATACAACTGGGTATACTGGTAGTAGTGGTTATTTAGGTAGTAAGGGAAATCCCGGTACATCAGTAAAAATTGTAGGTAGTGTTGTAACAGCAGGTAGTTTACCAGCTGGATATACTGGTGATATTGGTGATGGATACATTACACAAGACCTTGGACATTTATGGGTGTGGACTGGGAGCGCCTGGGTTGATGCAGGCGAGATTAAAGGTCCAACAGGTGGTACAGGATTTACAGGTAGTATTGGTTATACTGGCAGTACAGGATATACAGGTAGTGCAGGATATAACGGATCAATAGGTTATACGGGTAGTGTTGGTTATACTGGTAGTTACGGTTATACTGGTAGCAATGGCTATACCGGCTCAATTGGATATACTGGTAGCAATGGCTATACTGGATCAGTTGGGGATATAGGATATGCCGGTAGTAAAGGTGATGCGGGCTATACTGGTAGCGAAGGTTATACTGGTAGTATAGGAGTGGGTTACACTGGCTCTGTTGGTCAGTTAGGTTACACCGGTTCTCTTGGTATAGGCTATGCAGGGTCAATTGGCTATACAGGTAGTGTTGGCCGCGATGGATATACAGGTAGTATTGGTAGTTTAGGTTACAGTGGTAGTAAAGGCGAGTTAGGATACTCTGGATCAACTGGCTATACAGGTAGCGTTGGCCGCGACGGCTACTCGGGTAGTATAGGTGAAATTGGTTTCACTGGTAGTATTGGTGATTTAGGATATACTGGATCACTTGGATATGCCGGCAGTACAGGTAATTCGGGTTATACTGGTAGTATTGGAGTGGGATATGCGGGTAGTAAAGGAACTGACGGCACATCAGTTACTATCTTAGGTACTTACTATGATCTGACTGCATTGGCAGCAGCACATCCAACCGGCGCATTAGGTGATGGTTATATATTATCATATAACGGTCATTTGGCAATATGGAATGGTGCTGCCTGGGCCGATGTAGGAAATATAACAGGCCCACAGGGAGCTGATGGGTTTGTTGGAAGTGTCGGATACTCTGGAAGTATAGGTTACAGTGGTAGCAAAGGTGATTTAGGTTACAGTGGTAGCATTGGTGGATTAGGATACACTGGTAGTATTGGTGGATTAGGTTATACTGGAAGTTTAGGATATTCAGGTAGTGTTGGCCAAGATGGATACACTGGTAGCATCGGTGGATTAGGATACACTGGTAGTATTGGTGGATTAGGTTATACTGGTAGCAACGGATACACAGGTAGTGTTGGCCGTGACGGCTACTCAGGTAGCATTGGTGGATTAGGATACACTGGTAGCAAAGGAGACTTAGGTTATACTGGTAGCAACGGATACACAGGTAGTGTTGGACGTGATGGATATACTGGTAGTGTTGGTGGATTAGGATACACTGGTAGTAAAGGAGATTTAGGATATTCTGGATCCACTGGATATTCTGGCAGTAATGGATACACTGGTAGTATTGGCGTAGGCTATGTAGGTAGTAAAGGTACCGATGGTGTAATTGGATACGACGGTAGCATAGGTTATGCAGGTAGTCGAGGACCTGGTGCTAATCAAGATTTAAACACTACCAGCAGTGTTATATTTGCAAACTTAACAATTGGACCAACTGGAGTAATTACTTTTGCTAACGGGGCAACACAAAGCGGCCGTGCTCCTAGAATGATAATTGATGACGACTTTATTAATGCTCCGGATTATGATATATTTTTTGCTACATTACTACCCGGTGATTTTTACTGGAGCGTATATGCTGGAACTATTATGATTTTAGTAGATTACGGTGGATATTACGACTGGCAGGATTTAACTGTCTACGCTTAATCAATAAATATTAAGTTATGGCAATTTTCTTTTATCCCTATCCCACTACTCAACCTAATACAGTCTTATCTCAATTTGTATTAAATGACATATGGGTAAGCCAAAACGGCGCACCTGTACAGCTAACATACAATGCAATTACTAAAAAGAATGCCTGGACAAAGTATACAACACCACCAGCAGTAGGAGGAATTAGTGCGTCGATTAATGGCGGTCCACCAGTAATTGCATCAACATTAGTCAGTAATACATCTTTAACTAAAGACCAAAGTACTTCATTTGTACCAGTAACTGCTTACGGTGGTGCAGCCGTTGCATCGTCTTATACTGTCACTGGCGCTACGGTAACTGGATTAACAGCAACAATTAGTCCTGCATTACCTGCAGGTTTAACATTGAGTACTACTCTAACCGTTAAGTCGGTAACAGGTGCAGATAGCGTTCCAAGATTGTATAATTCAGTAGATGTTACAATTTCAGGTACACCCACTGTAGCAATTGCCGGTACTACTTTTATAGTTACATTTACTGATGCAGGTGGTCAAACTTCCGGAGCATCGTTTAATTTAACTGTAACTGGCCCAGTTATTCCAACTTTGGTAGCTACCCAGTCTGTAGCATCTACTTCATTAACAAAAAATGTAGCGGCCGCAGCATTTACTCCAGTTACTGGTTCAGGTGGACAAAATCCTTTAAGTTATGGAGTAAGCCCAAGTTTACCAGCAGGGTTAAGTTTTAATTCTACTAATGGACAAATAACCGGTACTCCAACAGTTGCACTTTCTGCAACTACATTTACTGTAACGGTTACTGATAGCCTAGGGCAAACAGCCAGTAACACATTTAGTTTAACAGTAGTAAATCCACCAGCATTGGTATTATCTCAATCAGTTACCACTAAAGATTTAACACAAAATGTAGCGATAACAGCATTTATTCCAGTAAGTGCAACAGGCGGATATGGAACACTTACTTATAGTATAAGTCCAACATTACCTGCAGGATTAAGTTTTAGTATTGTTACTGGACAGATTAGCGGAACACCTACTGTATCTAGTGCTGCTAACAATTACACGGTAACTATTACTGATACACTTGCACAATCAGTTAATGCAACATTTTCGTTAAGTGTTACTCCTGCGCAAGTAATAACAGTACAGGCTGTACCAAATACAACACTAACACAAAAGATTGTTGCAACAGAATTTACTCCTGTTACGGGCAGTGGCGGCACCGGCACACTAACTTATGCAGTTAGTCCATCATTACCAACTGGATTGAGTTTCAATAGTTCAAACGGTTTAATATCTGGTACTCCAACTGTAACTTCTGGCCTTACTGTTTATACAGTAACCGTAACTGATTCACAGACACAAACCAGCAGTAAGACATTTAGTTTAACAGTTAACGCACCACCTGCATTAAGTACTACTCAAGCAATTGCTACAAAATCGTTGTCGCAAAATGCAGTAGCAACACCATTTATACCTGTAACTGCAACGGGTGGTGTTCCTTCATTGGTATTTGCAATTAGCCCAGCACTACCAGCAGGATTAACATTTAGTAGCACTACTGGACAAGTTTCTGGAACACCAAGTGTTGCCACTATTGCTACTACCTATACTGTTACTGTTACTGATGCGGTAGCTCAAACTAGTAGTAAGACATTTCTTTTAAATGTAGATGCGGTATCTTTAACTACTACACTGGTAGTTCCTACTACTGTATTATTGCAAAATGATCTAGCAGCATCATTTACTCCTGTAACAGGCAGCGGCGGTATTGGTACATTAAATTATGCTGTCAGTCCTGCACTACCAACTGGATTGACATTTAACACTAATAATGGTTTAATAAGTGGTACACCTACTGTTATTTTAGCAACTACTAATTTCACAGTAACCGTTACCGATAGCAATAATATACCACAGAGTAGCAGCAAGACATTTAGTCTAACTGTTAATCCAAAAGCAGTAGTTACTGTACAGGCCGTTCCTAGCACAGTAATAACTCAAAATATTAGTATTACTCCGTTTATTCCTGTAACAGCTAGTGGAGGTACCGGCACATTAACTTATGCGGTTAGTCCTGCATTACCAACTGGATTGAGTTTTAATACTGTCAATGGACAGATTAGTGGAAACTCCGGTTCTGTACTAAGTCAAACTACATATACCGTTACAGTTACAGATTCTAATACTGTACCTCAAAGCAGTAGTAAAACATTTACATTAACTGTTAATGCATTACCTGCACTTACTACTACATTGGTACAGGCTACAGCAACTTTAACTCAGAATACAGCAGTAACAGCATTTATTCCAGTAACAGGTACAGGTGGGTATGGAACGCTTGCTTATAGTATAAGTCCTGCATTACCGAGCGGATTAAGTTTTAATACTTCAAATGGTCAAGTAACTGGAACTCCATCGGTTCTTAGTGGAACCACTAATTATATAGTAACGGTCACTGACGGTGCATCACAATCTAGTAACAAGACATTTAGTTTAACAGTCAATGCTGGACCTATTGTTACAACAGTATTGGTAGCCGCTCAAACAATCACTCAGTATATACTGGCTACTACATTTAAACCAGTTAATGGTACAGGCGGATATGGAACATTATTATATAGTGTTAGTCCAACATTACCAAGTGGATTAAATTTAAATAGTTCAACTGGTTTTATTACTGGTACTCCTACAGTTGTACAAGGTGCAACTACCTATACTATAACAGTTACTGATTCAGTACCACAGACCAGTAGTAAGACATTTACATTAACTGTAGAAGCACCTCCGGCAATATCTACAGTTTTAGCAGTCCCAACTAGTGCATTAACGATTGGTGTTGCAGCAAGTGCATTTACTCCGGTAACTGCTACTGGCGGATATGGCACATTGTCATATGCTATTGGTACTAGCTTACCGGGTGGATTAATATTTAATACTTCAACCGGAGTAGTAAGTGGTACTCCTACAGTAATATCAAGTAGTAATCCTTATACCGTTACAGTTACTGACACGCTATCACAACTTAGCAGCAAAACATTTAGTTTATCGGTAAGTTATCCTTTATTGAGTACTACTCAGGTAATTGCTACTAAAACTATTACACAGAATATCGATACAGCATCATTTACACCGGTTACATATACTGGTGGTTATGGGGCTGTTGCATATTCCATTGCTCCTGCTTTACCAAGTGGACTGGCAATTAATACATCCACTGGATTGATCAGTGGAATAGCAATTACATCTAGTACTGTTGCCCTTTATACAGTTACCGCTACTGATGCCGCGGCGCAAACTAGTAGTAAGGGATTTAGTTTAACTGTATTACCTGAACCACCACCTCCAGCGGTAGTTGCTACACTATCAACATCAAGCTATTCGTTTGTTAAAAATGTAGCCGTTACTACATTTACTCCTGTAGTAGGTAGTGGTGGTAAGGGTACTCTTTCGTATTCTATTGATATTGGATTACCTAGCGGATTAACTTTCATTCCAACTACAGGACAGATATTAGGAACACCAACTGGTACAAGTAACACTACTACATACTCAGTAACAGTTACTGATTCAATATCACAGACTGCTAGTAAGTCGTTTAGTATCTATGTGGCGCCACCACCACCTCCACCTGCATTAGTTGTAACAGCCACAATTGTTACAAAAACATTAATAAAGAATGTAGCAGCAACAGCATTTATTCCAGTAACTGCCACCGGAGGAGTTGGAGCATATACATTTAATGTTAGTCCAAGTTTACCAACAGGATTAACTTTCTTAAGTTCCAATGGACAGATTATTGGTACTCCAAGTAGCACCAGTTCTACAGCTACTTATAGTATAACTGTTGCAGATACAGTACCACAATATAATACAGCAACATTCTTATTAAATGTAATTAATCCGCCTGCGTTAGCCACCACCGCTACTGCGGCTACTTTCTCATTGCAGAAAGATGTTACAATTTCTGCATTTTATCCTGTAACTGCAACAGGCGGTTATGGAACACTTACTTATAGTATAAGTCCAACATTACCAAGTGGATTGAGTTTTAATTCTACAAATGGTCAGGTAACTGGTACTCCAACAATATATAATGCTAGTACCAGTTATACAATAACAGTAACTGATCAAGCAGCACAATCAAGCAGCACAGCAGTTTCAATAAGTGTGATACCTGCGTCATTGGTTACAACATTAGCAGTAACATCTAGCACATTTGTTAATGGAGTTACTATTACAGCGGTTACTCCAGTAACTGCAACAGGTGGATATACTCCGTACACATATGAAATAAGTTCACCGTTGCCTACCGGATTGGCATTTAGTACAAGTACAGGGCAAATAACAGGTAAACCTACCGCATCAATATCTGCCACACCATTTACTATAACAGTTAAAGATTTTGGAGTTACTCAAGCTAGCAGCAAGGTTTATACATTAACAGTTAATAATCCACCTGCATTAGTTACTGTACAGGATGTTCCTACAGTTAGTTTAACTAGATATGTTGATGTTGCAAATGTATCACCTGTGAGTGCTAGTGGTGGTTACGGAACTATTTCTTTTGCAATTACTCCTACATTGCCTAGTGGATTAAGTTTCAATGCATCAAATGGTAAGATCACCGGAACTCCTACACAATTAGATAATCGTGTATATACTATAACTGCCGCGGATTCTTTAGGGCAAACTAGCAGCAAGACATTTACATTATCAGTTGTACCTGTTCCAATTGTTACAACATTAGCAGTAGCCAGTAAAAATCTACAGGTACTTGAGTTAGCTACTCCTTTTACTCCTGTTACTGCAACAGGTGGGTCAGGTACATTAACCTGGGCAATAGATAAACTATTACCAAGTGGACTTACAATCAGTACATCTACTGGTTTAATTAGCGGAACTCCTTCTGTAATAAGTTCATTAACAAACTATGCGGTTACTGTTTCAGATGCAAGTACCTCTAGTAGCAAAACATTTAGTTTATTAATTGACTTTTTACCATTAACCGTTGAACAATTAATTACAGTTAATACATTAACACAAAATGTAGCAGCGGTTGCATTTAAACCAGTTAATGCTATTGGTGGTGTTGGTACTTTAGTATATTCAACTGTACCTAGTTTGCAGGCCGGCCTTAGTATCAATACCAGCACCGGTTATATCAGTGGTACTCCTACTATTGTAACTGCTGGTACTGTGTATTCAGTAGTTGCAACGGATACTATAAGCAATGTCAATAGTAGTACATTTACTTTAGTTGTTAATGCACCGCCTGCATTAACTACTACCGTAACTACTAGTTCTATCTCACTTACAGTTAATAACGGTGTTGTTCCTAATATTAGACCAATATTAGGTACAGGTGGATATGGATCACTACGTTATAGTCTTAATAATTCTCCTATCTTTCCTCAAGGATTAACATTTAATACAAGTACTGGATATATCAGTGGTACTCCAACATTATTAGGGTCTGTACAAACATATACAGTTACCGTAAGAGACGATCTATCTCAAGTTAGTACACAGACATTTAATTTACAAGTAATTCCACTTCCGATTACTATTACAGTACCTTATCCTACAGCAGCATTAACACAGTATACTCAAGTTACACCATTTGTTCCTGTAGTAGGCACACTTGGTTATGGTGCATTGACCTATAGTATAAATCCACCATTATCAACGGGATTAAATTTTGATATCAATACTGGAGAAGTTAGCGGCACACCTACCAGTACAGTCGGTGATGCTGTACATTATGTAACTGTTACTGACCAAGCTGGACAAAATAATACTGGAACAACTACTATTGTTATTAGTGATAATCCACCTCCTACATTATTGGCAGTATTACAATCTTCTTATATTGCGTTAACATTGGGTGAATTATCTGAGACAATACCAGTAACTGGTAGTAGCGGTTATGGCACATATAGTTATTCAATAAGTCCTAGTCAGTTGCCAGCTGGACTAACATTTAATACAGTTAACGGATTAATTAGTGGAACGCCTACAGCAGTATTCACAAGTACAAGTTTTACTATTACTGTAACTGACGGTGTTCCACAAACAGCAATACAATCTTTTAATTTAGCAGTAATAGAGGCTATAGTAACACAGGGCAAGGGATATACAGGTAGTCGTGGATATACAGGTTCAATAGGCGTAGGATACACTGGCAGTAAAGGCAATATTGGCTATATAGGTAGTTTTGGCTACACGGGCTCAATTGGTTATACCGGTAGTGCTGGTCAAAATGGTTATACCGGATCAGCAAGTACCGCAAGTGGATATACCGGTTCAATTGGCGCAGGGTACACTGGTTCGGTTGGCAACACAGGTACTGGATATACTGGATCTATTGGAATAGGATATACTGGTAGTCGAGGTTATGTAGGTAGCAAAGGTGAAAAAGGCGACCCGGGAACAGGTGGTGGCGGCGGCTATTTTGGTAACTTTGACGGAGGTCAACCTGACTCTAATTATGGTGGAATCACTAGTATCGATGCTGGTGGGGTCTAGGATAAATATCGTACAGCAGATATAAAAGGTAAAAATGGCAATTCAAATCCAATTTAGAAGAGGAACCGCGGGAGAATGGACCGGAGTTAATCCTACTCTGGCTCTTGCAGAAATGGGTATTGAAACAGATACTAACTTGTTTAAAATTGGTAATGGTACATCTACATGGATTCAATTAGACTACGGCGGTATACAAGGTCCACAAGGGCCTGCGGGTAGTACAGGTACAGCAGGCGCAACAGTAGTAGATAATGTTTTATATGTTAGTGAAAGTGGTAATGACAGCAATGATGGCCGTTCTCTAACTTACTCTAAACGCACAATTAAATCTGCGGTATCAGTTGCATCAACTGGTACTACTGTTTTTGTTAAGAGCGGAGATTATACTGAAAATACACCAATTACTGTTCCTGACTTTGTTTCTCTAGTAGGTGATAATCTTCGTACAGTAACCGTAAGACCTACAACTTCAACAAACAATATATTTTATGTAAACAACGGAACATACATAAGTAACATGACATTTAAGGGTCATGAGTATCCTTCAGCTGCAATATCATTTAATCCAGATGGGTCTGCAGGTGTAATATCTACAAGTCCATACGTACAAAATTGTACAAGTATGACAACAGATGCTACTGGCATGCGTGTAGACGGAAATTTAGCACTTGGTACAAAAAGTATGGTCGTGGATGCATATACTCAATATAACCAAGGTGGTATTGGTATCCACATGTTAAATGGCGGTTATACACAATTAGTTTCTGTGTTTACTATCTGTTGTGATAAAGGATTCTATGCTGAATCAGGTGGATTTTGCTCTATAACTAACAGTAATAGTAGTTTTGGTAACTATGCATTGTATGCCGATGGTGTTAGTTCTACATTATATACAGGTAAGGTAAATGGGGCCAAATCTGGTAAAGTATTTGTTATTGATAATTTAACCACTAAACCTAGTGTAGGAGATGCTATAAGTTTTGGTGATGGGAACTATTATACAATTAGTACATCAAGTGCATTTAAAACAGGTAGTACTGATATTGTTTATCCCACACTTATTCAAGAAGATGCTGCATTAAGAAATGCTAGACAAAATATATTAGATGACAAGGCTAAATTACAAACATTAGTAATTGATCATGTAAGGAATACATTCCCTTTATTTGATTTTAATCAATTTAAATGCAGCAGAGATGTTGGTAATATTATTGATGGAATTTGCTATGACATGGTGTTACATACTAACTATCAAACTGTAAAAGCAGGTACAAGTTATTATAGAGCAGCAAGTTCTACAGTAGTAACTGAACAACTAGTAGAAACTGTTAATGCTGTTAATTTTTTAAAGATTAGAGTATTAGCATTACTAACACCTGCTACAACCGCATACACTAGAGTATCCGACTTGTTTGATATATTAATAAACATTATGCAAAATGGATTAGGTGCAGCACCTAGCTATACATATAATCCACCTACCGGTGCTAGCGCCAATACTGTTAATGCCGGTTTAATATTGCAGGCTAATAAATCATTCATTGCTGAAGAAACTGTTGCTTATGTTAGTGGATTTACTTATGATTCAGTAAAATGTCAAAGAGATGCTGGTCTTATTGTTGATGCAATAGCATTTGATTTGTTATATGATGGTACTAGCCAAAGTGTATTTGCAGGATTGCAATACTGGAACAAAACTGGATATGTCGGTGATGTTGCCAATGAAATAACTACTACTACTTCTGCAATTGCTCATGTAAGAGACTTAGCAATTAGCATTGCTAATGCAGCCGGAGGTAGTGTGCCAGCAGCAACTGTTTCTGATAATTTTAATTTAATTTTGTATGTTCTAAATACAGGTACTAACGGTATTACTGATTTAATTGTTTCTAATTTTCCAGCAAGTTCTAATAGTGATACTGTTGCAGCATATAATGCTCTGTTAGCTAATAAATCAGTTATACAAGATAATACCATTGCGTGGATTAATAGTACATATCCTGGATATAGTTATGATCAAACTATCTGCCGTAGAGATATAGGCTATATGATTGACAGTGTGGCATTTGATCTGTTACATTTTGGTAATAAACAAAGCATAATGAGTGGAGTATACTATTATGGTTTTAGTAGTACCTCCACTTCAATTGCTACTGAAATTCCACAAACTACTGCTGCTTACGAATTTATTAAATCTATATCAGCAGACATTGTAACAGGTAAATTAATCACAGGTACATATCAAACTTCAATAAGTCAAACCATAAGTGCTAGTACTGCAACCAGTGTAGAAATTGGATTGATTAACAGTAAGATATCTACAATAACTAATATTATTAATAATGGTCCAAGTGTAGCTCCTGCTCGTGTACCAATCGGGCTTGTAGCAAATACATCTACTACAATACTTAATGCGTTTAACTTATTAAGAGACAACAGAAATTTTATTACTGCTGAAACTGTGGCGTATATTAATACCAGTTATGTAGGAGTTGTATATAGTACCGCAACCTGTAAACGAGATGTTGGCTATATTATAGATGCAGTTACTTACGATGTGTTGTACGGTGGCAATAGTCAAACTGCTTATGCTGCTAATGCATATTATGATGGTGCTGTATATCAAATATCAAATACTGAAAAGTTAGCCACTATTGCTGCATATTCGTTTATTAAAACTATCATAGATGATTGTATAGTTGATAATCCTATAACTCCATTACAAAGTGCAGTAGCACAAAATACAAGTATTACCGCGGCTTCTGCAACTGAATCTGCTACTGCACAAAGTTTAATGAATATAGTTGCTAACATAGTAGAGAATGCATATTCAAGTACTGTTACATTAGAACAATCAATTACTTCAACTATTAATGATAATACTCCTGTAACTTTCCACAAATATAGTCAAATAACAAGTTCCGCACATTCATTTGAATGGATTGGTGCAGGCACTAATATCAATTCTGCATTGCCATATTTAGGTGGAGAGCCGATTAGTGCCAATCAAGCAGTGGCTGTTAATAACGGTAAAGTATACTTTACTGGAACAGACCAGAAAGGCGATTTCCGAATTGGTAATGACTTGGTAATAAATAACAGCGTAGGAACAATTTCCGGAAGAACATTCAATCGTAGTTTGTTCGCAGTTATGACGCCATACATACTGGCAATAGGATCGTAAAATGGCATCAACATTACCCTTAAATTCGTTTAAAACCAAAGCATTTGAATTAACTACTGGTACACAGTTAATCTATCTCACCCCCGATGCTATAACAACTATTGTATTAGGTGCACAGGCCACTAATATCAGTAACGCACCAGTTACTGTAAAATTCACATTGGTTAAAAACGATACAACTTTTGTTATGTTGAAAGATTTTGAGATTCCAGTTAATGATGCTTGCGAAGTTACTACCGGTAAATTAGTAATTGAAGCAGGTGCCTCTGTTACTGCAAGTGCTGGCGCAAATAACAGTGTTAACCTAGTGTTAAGTATATTGGAAACCAGCAATGAGTAAGAGTAGACTGTTTAGTGGCAAGATAAAGAAAAAAACTGGCACAGCCCTTGACGGGTCACGCTATGAATATCTTGATGTAAGCCAAGCAGAACCAGACCTTGGTATACCGTTATCAAACAATGCGGTATTAATAGCTAACACCAGCGGCCAACGATTTTGGTCAAACACATTAACTGATATTACTTTAGCTGGTACTGTTATTAGCAGTGGAACAGTTACTGGTGATTTGTTACCAAGTATTACTAATACATTTAATTTAGGCCGTGCTGATCTAAGATTTAAAACTCTATTTGTTAGTAGTGCTACATTGGATATCGGTGGTGTTACTATTTCTAGTACTGGTGCTGATTCCTTAAACATATCAAAATTAATAGTGTCTACTTCAACTAACAGTACAAGTACTGTAAGTGGTGCATTACAAGTTGTTGGTGGTGTTGGCATTGGATTAGATTTAGTTGTTGGCGGCTCAATTACTTCCAACTCATTAACTATTGGAACAGTTTCAAATAATCAGGGTACTTTAAACATTCAAAGTACTGTTGATTCAACATCCACTAATTCAGGTGCGTTACAAGTTGTTGGTGGTGTTGGCATTGGTGGTAATTTGTATGTTGGTGGCGATATCGTTGCTCAGAAATTAACTATACAACTTACCACAGTAACGACTACATTTATTGTTACAGATGATGTAATTAGTACCTATAATACGACTCAATCTACTAGCACTGACTCTGGTGCATTAATTATTGCCGGTGGCGCAGGGTTTGGTAGAGATGTATATGTAGGCGGATTAATTTATAGTTCAGGTAGTCAAGTATTAACCTATAATAGTACACAGACACTATTAGTAGCAAGTGCTCTTTATGCAACCACAAGTGGATATGCATTGGCATTTGATACTGGTACAGTTGTAACTACTGCAATTAATGCAATTAATGCAACTACTGCATCATTTGCAACCACAAGTGGATATGCATTGGCATTTGATACTGGTACAGTTGTAACTACTGCAATTAATGCAACTACTGCATCATTTGCAACCACAAGTGGATATGCATTGGCATTTGATACTGGTACAGTTGTAACTACTGCGGTTAATGCAACCACTGCTACTAGTTTGGGTCCTGATATTATTAGAATTTCTAATACTACAAATTCTACCTCAACTGATAGTGGCGCATTACAAATTGAAGGTGGTGTCGGTATTGGTAAGAATTTAAATGTCGGTAACTTATTGACATTTAATCCAGTAATTTGGAATTATGTAGCAACTACGTTTACATCTATTCCTGTAACCTATGGACAAACAAGTTTAACATTTACTGTACAACCGGATAATACCATTACCAATATGAGTGTGGCCGCAGGTGCCGGTGGATATGGTCCAACTAGTGTTAATTTGACTATTCCTGGAACAACTTTCCCCGGTGGAACAAGTCCTGCTAATGACATTGTTTTTAATGTAGAAACGTTTGTATCTGCAGGCCCAGTGTACTCAACAGCAGTAAATAGTGCTGTAAGTTATGTAAGCGGAACCCTGCCTCAACGATATGATAATATTTATAGTACAGGTAACGTGGGTATTGGGGCTGGAACCCAGCATTGGGTATTTGGCACAGATGGTAAATTAACTGCGCCTGGTAAGATAGAAGTTCAATCAAATGTAAATTCAAATTCAATAGCTACCGGTGCGTTTACAGTTGTTGGCGGCGCCGGCATTGGATTAGATTTATATGTTGGTAATAATTTATATGTAGCAAATACTGCGTATCTTAATAATGCAGAAATATTAACTACATCAAGTGGTTTTTCTAGTGAATCTGGTATTTCTATTATTAACCAACGACTAGTTGTTAATACAAGTACAAACTCCACATCAACTACTACTGGTGCAATTGTTACGCCAGGCGGTGTTGGTATTGGTCAGGATATGTGGGTTGGTGGAAAAATTTATGCCGGCGATTTCATCTACAGTAATGGCCAACAAGTTATTACTACTTCAACTATTAATACATTTGCCAATCAAACTGTAATCACAGCTGGTACTGATACTGCAATTAGTACAAGTACTGGCAATGTAACAATTTGGAATACTAGTACATTTCAAACTGTAACCGATCGTGGTCATACTACTACTAATGCTATATCAATTACTAGTACAGCTTCTAGTACCTCATCAACTACCGGTGCATTAACTATTACCGGTGGTGTTGGGGTTGGTGAAAATTTGTATGTTAATGGGTTAATTTATAGTTCAAGTAGTCAGGTATTAACTTATAATAGTACACAGACATTATTAGTAGCAAGTGCGCTTTATGCAACTACAAGTGGATATGCATTAGCATTCAATACCAATACTGTTGTAACCACAGCAGTTAACGCTACTACAGCATCATATGCATTAGCATTTGATACTGGTACAGTTGTAACTACAGCAGTTAATGCTACTACAGCATCTAGTTTAGGCACCGGTGTAATTTATATTGTTAATAGTAGTACTTCTACATCAACTAATACTGGTGCATTAGTTGTTACTGGAGGGGCTGGTGTAGGCGGAGATTTATGGGCAGGCGGAAGTATCTATGCTGCTGCATTTCTTTATAGTAATGGTCAGCAAGTTATTACTACTTCAACTATTAATACATTTGCCAATCAAACTGTAATCACAGCTGGTACTGATACTGCAATTAGTACAAGTACCGGTAATATTACTATTTGGAATACTAGTACATTACAAACTGTTACTGATAGAGGTGCTACAACTACCAATGCTATATCAATTACTAATGCAACCGCCAGTGACTCAACTATTACTGGAGCATTAATAGTTGCAGGTGGTGTTGGTATTGGTGGAGATATATATGTTGGCGGTGCATTATATCAAAATGGCCAACAAGTTATTACAACTTCTACTATTAATGATTATGCAAACCAAACAGTTATAACTGCTGGTACTGATACTGCAATTAGTACAAGTACTGGCAATATTACTATTTGGAATACTAGTACGTTACAAACGGTTACTGGTAGAGGTCATACTACTACTAATCAAATTAGAATTGATAATACTCTCACTAGCACAAGTTCATTTGCATCTAATGCATTATATGTGGCAGGCGGAATTGGCGGTAACAGTGGATTTAATATCAATGGTGATGGATACTTGCACGGTGATTTAATTGTTTTTGGTACTATCACCGGAACCAACGTAACATTAACAACCTTAGTAGCTAACAGTGGCACCTTCTATGGTGATACTTCGGGATCAGGCGCATTATATGCTGGTATTATAGGAGCAACGCCATTTTCACAGACCATGGCACAATTTACCGGTGATCTTAATGATTACATGGAAATTAATGTACAAAATATTAATGCAGGCGCCATTGCTAGTACCGATATTGTTGCAAGCGCAGACAATGTCACTGAAACGGGCGCATTCATTGATATGGGTATTACCAGCAGCGGATGGGACGGATCTGCTACATTAAGTTTTGGTAATGCACTTGGTCCTAATGATGGCTATTTGTTAGTAGGAAATAGTAATCTTCCTACATCGGGTCACTTGGTAATAGGTACTATGGCTCTGGATACTAGTGTTAAGATCATAGTAGCAGGTACAAATTCAAATTATATCACTGCTATCTTTAATACTGCAACCACTGAATCAATCTCAACTACTACAGGTGCATTAGTAGTACGTGGTGGATTGGGCGTTGGTGGCTCTATATATGCAGCATCTACCAGTTACATAAACAACTCTAAGATCCTTGTTGCTGGCGATTTAGAAACAGTAACGCACACTGCTACTTACATTACTAACAATCCCGGATCTGTAGCAGTTGCTGGAACTAGCACCATCTACGGTACTTACGACTTTGGCGCAGTAAGTGATGTTTGGACTTTTAACGATTACAACACTGGTACTAATTTTGGATACTACAGTATTCACGATGCAGCAACACAACCTGCGTTTATTGTCTACATTGGATTTAGTGGTATCACTGATTTCAATCGTATTGTATTAAACATTAATTACACACAAAATTCAGGCCATACACAAGAGATTGATTTATACAACTATGTACAGAACCAGTGGGATACGTTTACTACCTATTCTGGGTCAACTGGTTGGTTTGAATTCATTCTTGGTACTGTCGATCCTGCACCTTATATTTCCAGCGGTACTGTTACTGCTCGTATATATCATGTGTCATTCGGTAATACAGCACATAGAACATGGATTGATTATGTTGCCCTTGAAAAATCTATACAAGGCGGTCAAGGTCCACGCGGTGCCACCGGCGCTACTGGAGCAACTGGTGCTCAAGGATTAACTACAAGTACAACAAGTACATTTATATTTTCTAATACATTAGCTAGTACATCAACTGTGGCAAGCAATGCTGTTTATATAGAAGGTGGATTGGGTATTGGTAAATCTTTATTAGTAACTGGAGAAGCAATATTTCAAAATAATGTAACATTTGCTGGTACTACTACTTTTGTATTATCTACTAACACAGTTTATACAGATAACATTATTGAATTGCATTATCCAAATACTCCCGGAAATGTATGGGCTGTAAATGACGGTAAGGATATCGGATTAAGATTCCACTATTACGATGGTGCAGACAAAAATGCCGGATTAGTATTAGCCAATGATACCAAATATTTAGAATGGTATTCTAGCGGAACAGAAGATGGCACAAGTACATTTGCAGGCAGTGCGTATGGTACCTTTAAAACTGGCAGTATTGTATTAACTAATACTACAGTTTCTATTAGTACCTCAACCGGTGCATTACAAGTCGCAGGTGGTGTTGGTATTGGTGGTAATTTATACATTGGTGGTGCATTATATCAAAATGGTCAGCAAGTTATTACAACTGCTACAATTAACAACTTTGCAAATCAAACAACAATAACTGCCGGTACTGATACTGCAATTAGTACCAGTACTGGCAACATTACTATTTGGAATACCAGTACATTACAAACCGTCACTGATAGAGGTAATACTACTACTAATGCAATTAGTATTACTAATGCAACTGCAAGTGGCTCAACTATTACCGGCGCATTAACAGTTGCAGGTGGTATTGGTGTAGGTGGCGATTTATACATTGGTGGTGCATTATATCAAAGCGGTCAGCAAGTTATTACAACTGCTACCATTAATCAATATGCAAATCAAACAAGTATTATTGCTGGTACAGACACAGCAGTAAGTACCAGCACTGGTAATATTATAATTTGGAATACTAGCACTTTACAAACAGTTACTAGTAGAGGCGCTACAACTACCAATGCAATATCAATCACTAATGCAACTGCAAGTGGTTCAACTATTACCGGAGCATTAACTGTTACTGGCGGTGTTGGGATTGGTGGCAATTTATATGTTGGTGGTGCATTATATCAAAGCGGGCAAGCAATATTATCCACTGCTACCATTAATCAATTTGCTAATCAAACCAGTATTATTGCTGGTACTGATACAGCAGTAAGTACCAGTACTGGTGCTATTACAATTTGGAATACCAGTACATTACAAACGGTTACTGGTAGAGGTGCTACAACCAATAATGCAATTAGTATTACTAATACCACAAGTTCTATTAGTACCACAACTGGTGCATTAATTGTAACTGGCGGGGTTGGTATTGGCGGTAGTTTAAATGTTGGAGATGCCAGTGTTGTTAACGTAAACAGCACCAGCACAGCCTTACGTATCACCCAGCTTGGCGCAGGTAATGCGCTGGTAGTTGAGGATGAGGCTAATCCTGATGCATCACCATTTGTAATTGCTAGTAATGGTACCGTGATTATTGGTCACACTGCACGGGTCACACAAGTTAATGTCCTCGAAGTACATAGCAGCGCCGCCATTAACAGTTCACCTGCTATGGGGGTTTACAGTTGGGGAACACTTGCCACTGGCGGTGGTCTGAATTTGTACAAATCTCGCTCAGGTACTGTAGGAACGTACTCGACTGCAACAAATGGATCCCAATCCAGTATTCGTTTCCAATTTGATGACGGTGCAGCTTTTCAACAAGCTGCTTCGATCATTGGCTCAGTAGAAGGAACGCCTGCACTTAACAGTACGCCTGGTCGCTTAACCTTTGGTACCACACCGGATGCTTCTACCACGCCAGTTGAGCGTATGCGTATTGACAGCGTAGGTCAGACTAAATTTAGCACTGTCATTACTGCAACCTCAACAACTACTGGCGCATTGGTAGTAACAGGTGGCGTTGGGATTGGTGGCAATTTATATGTTGGCGGAGCATTTACTGCAACATCAATTAGCATTGGTGGTATCAATGTGGGGTATGGATATACTGGTAGTTTAGGTTATACTGGATCAATAGGTTATACTGGCTCAATAGGCTACACTGGTTCAGCAAGTACCGCTACTGGTTATACTGGTAGTATTGGTTATACTGGCTCAATAGGATATACTGGTTCGGCAAGCACAGTCTCTGGGTATACTGGTAGTATTGGTATAGGTTATACTGGATCAGCAAGTACTGCAACTGGTTATACTGGTAGTATTGGCTATACTGGAAGTAAAGGTACTGACGGAACCAGTGTTACTATTAAAGGGTCGACTTCAACTTCAGCAGCGTTACCAGGATATCCAACTTCGTATATTGGTACAGCAGGTGATGGATATATAACAACAGATACTGGGCACTTATGGGTATGGAGTGGTAGTGCATGGAATGATGTTGGCAATATTACAGGTCCATCTGGTGGACTTGGTTATACTGGGTCAAGAGGATATACTGGTTCGGCAAGTACTGCAAGTGGATATACTGGTAGTATTGGTGTAGGATACACTGGCTCTGCAAGTACCGTAACAGGCTATACCGGCAGTATTGGTTATACTGGTAGTATTGGTTATACTGGATCAGCAAGTACTGCAAGTGGATATACTGGAAGCCAAGGAACAGGTGGTGGGGCAGGATATACCGGATCAGCAAGTACCGTAACAGGATATACTGGATCAGTGGGGTATACTGGTAGCATTGGTAGTACCGGAACAACTGGATATACTGGTAGTATAGGCAATACTGGTACTATAGGATATACTGGCAGCATTGGTACTATTGGATATACTGGTAGTATAGGCAATACTGGTACCATTGGATATACTGGCAGTATAGGTTATACTGGTAGTTTGGGTTATACTGGTTCAGCAAGTACTGCTTCTGGGTATACTGGTAGCACTGGTACTATAGGATATACTGGTAGTTTAGGATATACTGGTAGTGCAGGTGTGTCTGGTACCTTTAGCGCCGTTCAGGTATTTAATACACAAAGTGGTACAACTTATACATTGGTATTGGCAGACGCAGGTGATTTGGTTAAATTAACTAATGTTTCAGGCGTTACAGTTACTATTCCATTAGAAAGTTCTGTTAACTTTGCCATTGGGCAGCGTGTAGATATAGAACAAGCAAGTGCAGGCAATGTCGCAATAGTAGGGGCAAGTGGAGTTACATTAAACTCAACTGATTATCCGGTACTAAGTACACAATATAGTGTGGGTACATTGATCAAAACTGGATCAAATGAATGGCTGTTTGTTACACCACAGGGCGGATTAGGTTACACAGGAAGTACAGGCGTTGGCTATACGGGCAGTTTAGGTTACACTGGATCAGCAAGTACCGCTAGTGGCTACACTGGATCAGCAAGTACTGCAAGCGGCTATACCGGTAGTTTAGGATATGTTGGAAGTGTTGGTAACTTTAGTTCTGTACAAACATCTAACACACAAACTGGTACCACTTATACATTGGCATTAACTGATGCTGGGCAGTTGATAAAATTAACTAATGCTTCAAATGTTACAGTTACTATTCCATTAGAAAGTTCAGTTAATTTTGCTATAGGACATAGATTAGATATAGAACAGGCTAGTACAGGTATTGTTGCAGTAGTAGGGGCAAGTGGAGTTACATTAAACTCAACTGATTATCCAGTACTAAGTACACAATATAGTGTGGGTACATTGATCAAAACTGGATCAAATGAATGGCTGTTTGTTACACCACAGGGTGGCACAGGATATACTGGTAGTACGGGCGCCGGTTATACTGGATCTGCATCAACAGGATCATCATTTACAGGTGGAGTGATTACAGGTATTACTACTGTTACAAACACAACAAATGCAAGTTCAACTAATTCAGGTGCATTACAAGTTGTCGGTGGTGTTGGCATTGGTGGCAGTTTGTTTGTTGGTGGTGTTATAACTGCAACTAACTTCTTTGCAGGTACATTAAGAATTGATGCTGGTAGCACAATGACTAATTTAGTTGTTACTGGTACTGCTACATCAACTAGTACTACGACCGGCGCTGTTATTATATCTGGTGGATTAGGAGTTGGACTTGGTATAGTTGCCGGCGGAACTGTTACTGCCACAAACTTTATATTAAACGGATATCAAGTTAGTACTGCTACAGGTAGCGCAACTTTTACCGGTGGATCTGTAGCAAATACTACTACATTTGTAAGTACAGTCACTATTACTTCAACTGCAATTTCAACATCAACTACAACTGGCGCTTTACAAGTTGTAGGTGGCGTTGGTATTGGTGGTAACATTAACTTTGGCGGTAGTTTATATCAAAATGGTGTATTGTTTACCGGAGGTGGCGGAGTCGGCAGCTTTAATTCAGTACAAACTTTTAACACACAAACTGGTACTAGCTATACATTGGTATTAACTGATGCTGGTACTTTAGTTAATATGAATAATGCTGTTGGTGCTACTGTTACAGTACCGCCAGAAAGCTCAGTTAACTTCAGTATTGGACAGCGTGTTGATATAGCACAAAATGGTGCTGGACCAGTGGTAATATCAGCAGGTGTGGGTGTTACATTACATACCACTGATCTTCCATTATTGAATAATCAATACAGTATTGGTACATTGATCAAAGTAGGTTCCAATGAATGGACATTTGCCGGTCCAAGTACTGGCGTTATTGGGTATACTGGTTCAGTTGGTGCAGGTTACACTGGTTCAATTGGTAGCACTGGTACAATAGGTTACACAGGTTCTGCAAGCACCGCAAGTGGATATACTGGTTCTGCAAGCACCGCAAGTGGATATGCTGGTAGTGCTGGTGGATTTACTTCAGTTCAGGTGTTTAATACACAAACCGGTACTGCTTATACACTAGTATTAGCTGATTCTGGTTACTTGGTTAATATAAACAATGCTGTGGGTACTACTGTTACTATACCACCGGAAAGTTCAGTTAACTTTGCCGTTGGCCAGCGTGTTGATATAAGTCAGAACGGACTAGGGCCTGTGGTAATATCAGCAGGTGTGGGTGTTACATTACATACCACTGATCTTCCATTATTGAATAATCAATATAGCATGGGTACACTACTTAAGGTGGGCTCAAATGAATGGACATTTGCTGGACCCAGTGCAAGTGTTGTAGGTTATACTGGCAGTGCAGGCGCTAACGGTGTTATCGGAACTAATGGTACTAACTATGTAGATACATTAAATACATTTTTATTAATGGGTGCATAAGTGGGAGTTTTATCAACATCATACAGGGTTTTAGGCAGAGTTGCACTGTCAACTGCTACAACGACTGCTACTTTATATACAGTACCTGCTAATGCAAGTGCGGTAGTATCAACATTATCAATATGTAATCAAACAGCCAGTGTAGGAACATATAGTATTGCAGTTAGTCCAGGTGGCGCCACAATAGTTCCTAAACATTATATTGCATATAATGCTAGTATTGCTGCACAGGAAACTATTGCATTAACTATAGGCATAACATTGGCTACTACTGATGTAGTATATGTCTCTGCTAGTAATACTTTGACAAGTTTCAACCTATTTGGTTCTGAAATAACTACAACTGTAACCGTTCCAAGCACTATTGAATATCTAATAGTAGCCGCAGGTGGTGGCGGAGGCGGTAATGGCTCAGGAGGTGGCGGTGCAGGCGGCGTACTATATAATGGTGCTACTGCAATAACATCAAGTACTGTATACACTATCACTGTTGGTTCAGGCGGGACTACTAATGGAGATGGAACCCCGGGTAGTACCGGTACTATTAGTTCAATAGTCGGCGGCGCATTAAATATTTTTGCACGTGGTGGTGGTGGTGGCTTTAGCCGTTCCGGTGGCACTAGTCCTGGATTTGTTTTTGGGGGATCAGGTGGTGGTGGTAGTGATGCAGGTGGTACTACTGAAACTATACCTGGAGCAGGTATTGTTGGTCAAGGTAATAATGGCGGATATGGGTCACTTAATGGTGGTGGCGGCGGTGGCGGTGGCGCCGGTACAACTGGATTTTCATCCAATGGTGCTGGACAACCAGGTGCCGGCGGCAATGGAGCATCAATATACTCAGACCTATTAGCATCAGCAAGTGCCGGTGTTCTTACCACAGGTACATATTATATTGCAGGTGGTGGCGCTGGCGCACGATGTGGTGGACTTGGAAGTCAACAGGCTGTAGGTGGATTGGGGGGTGGCGGCAACTCAAACGCTTCACCAAATGGAACTACTAATACCGGCGGTGGCGGAGGTGGTGGTGGCTATTATGCTGCTGGTGGGCAAGGAGGTTCGGGTATTGTAATTATTCGATATCCTGATATAGGTAATACAGCAGCAACTATTACTACAGGTAGTCCTACATATGCGGTATCAGGCGGATATAAGGTATACAAATTTACCGGTTCTGGATCAATCACTTTCTAATTTTAAAATATGTCATACTATTACTACAAAGTGTTAGGTCAAGCAAACCCTGCTGCCTCCACATTAACCACATTATACACAGTACCTGCTAGTACGAATGCAATAATATCCACTATAACTGTATGTAATCAAGCCGCAAGTACAGCAACTTATAGTATTGCCGTGCGCCCATTTGGTGCAACTATTGATCCTAAACATTACATTAATTATAATGCTGCTATTCCTGCATCAGACACTATTGGTGTAACAATGGGACTAACTTTAGCGCAAACTGATGTAATATCAGTGAGTTCTAGTAATAGTTCTACTAGTTTTAATGTATTTGGCACACATATTACTGAAACAGTTCCTGTGGCTGATCAGACTACTGCAACTTCAGTTCAATATTTGGTAGTCGGCGGTGGCGGTGGCGGCGGTTTTTTATTAGGTGGAGGTGGTGGTGCCGGTGGAGTTGTAGTATCATCAGCCTATACTGTTACCCCTGGATCAGTAATCACTGTAACTGTAGGTGCAGGTGGTACCGCCGGAACTGGTGGAGCGGGAGGCACTGGCGTTAATTCATCAATCGTTGGACCTACTGAATATTCGCTATCATTAAATGGTACTAGTCAATATCTAACCGTTCCTAGTAATGCCGCATTAGCATTCGGAACTGGAGACTTTACAGTAGAATGCTGGCTTTATGTAAATGTAGCACCTTCTGGTTCGCCAGAAATTTTTACTGCGGGAGATTTTCATCTTAACTTTAGAACCGGGTCAACTATTGCAATAACTAACAATTCTACAGTATTATCAAATACGGCTGCAATATCAACTGGTGCATGGACTCATATTGCAGCCGTTCGTAGTTCTGGTAATATGACAATATATATAAATGGTGTTGCTAATACCGTTGCAACTAATGCATACAGTTTTGTACAAGGTACTGGTCAAATTGGATCAGGAAATGGGGCATCGGGCCCTTTCATGAATGTATATATGTCCAACCTACGAGTATTGAAAGGAACAGCACTTTATACTAGTGGATTCACTCCATCTAGAGCGGCATTAACTGCTATTACCAATACCAGTTTATTAACTTTACAAAACTCTACATTTATAGATAATTCAGGTAATGGCATTGTTCTTACCGCAGTTAGTAGTGCAGCCATGACAAATACTCTTTCACCATTCAACACAGGGTTAGGTGGGGGTGGCGGTGGGACTTGGCAAGGTGGAGCCGGTATCGCAGGTGCATCCGGTGGCGGCGGTGCTGGATCTGATAGTAGTGGCGGCGCAGGTGGCGGTGGTACACAATCTACAAATTCTAGTGGTGGATTTGGCAATGCCGGTGGTGCAGGCAATGGTGGCCGATTGGGTGGCGGTGGCGGCGGTGCTGGTAGTGCTGGTTATGCCGGTGGCGCAACTGCTCTTAGTGCAGGTACAGGGGGTGTTGGATATCAATCAATTATTACTACTACATCTACTTACTTTGCAGGAGGAGGAGGAGGTGGATTTGAAAGCGCCAACGCTGGAAACACTTACGGTCGAGGTGGTGCTGGTGGCGGCGGTAATGGTGGATATTCAAACAGCTCATACAATGGAACTGCTGGCTCTACCAATACTGGAGGTGGTGGTGGTGCAGGTGGTAATCAGTCCGGATCAGTTAGCGGATCAGGTGCCGCTGGTGGGTCTGGTACTGTTATTATTAGATTTTCTTCTGCTAACTATTATCCTGCTACTGCAAATACAAATGCAACATATACATCAACAGGTGGATATAATATATATACATTCAACTCAAGCGGAACACTTACTATATAATGAGAATTTAATATGTCAGTTACATACAAAGTTTTAGGACAAGCAAATCCTGCAGCAACTACTACTACTACATTATATACATCAAGTAGTACAGTAGTAGTATCTACTCTTGTAGTTTGTAATCAAGCTAATGCCGCTACTACTTATAGAGTTGCAGTTAAACCTACCGCTAATACATTGAGTACATTACATTATGTTGCATACAATAGTTCTATAGCCGCATATGATAGTGTGGCATTAACATTGGGTATTACTATGGGAACTGCTGAAAATGTTATAGTTTATAGTAGTACTAGTACTACTAGTTTTAACTTATTTGGCACGGAGATAATTTAATGAGTTTGAATATTTTTAGTTATAATAAAATTAGTTCATTTATTTCTCGCAATTCAAAACGTAATATAGCAAATCCAGGTATTTCTCTAGTGGCACCTTCTACTATAGAATATCTAGTAGTCGGCGGTGGCGGAAGTGGTGGTACCGGTACTACCGGTAATACCGGCGGTGGCGGTGGCGGTGGTGCAGGTGGATACAGAACCGGTACCGGTCTTGCTATTACTCCTGGATCTATTATTAATATAACAGTAGGTGCTGGTGGTGCATGGGGAGGATTATTAACAGGTGTTGTGGGCAATAATGGAACAGATTCTTCTATTACAGGTACTAGTATTACTTCAATAGTAAGTACCGGCGGTGGCGGTGGCGGTGGAGTTAATGGAGCAAGCTCCAGTATTGCAGCTAAGACAGGAGGATCCGGTGGTGGTGCCCATTCTAGAACCGCAGGATCGTTTGGTGCAGGCAATACTCCTAGCACTAGTCCTTCTCAAGGAAATAGTGGCGGCGATAGAGCTGGCGCAACTTTTTTTGGTGCCGGCGGTGGTGGGGGGGCTGGTGCTAGTGGTGGGAATGGTTCAGAATCAACAGGCCAATCGTCAATAACAGGTGCATTGGGAGGAAACGGTGGTGTTGGATTACAATCTAGCATAACTGGAATTCCTACTTATTATGCAGGTGGTGGTGGTGGTGGCCACAGCGCCAATGTTGGCACCGGAGCAGGTGGGGTAGGCGGATTAGGTGGCGGTGGAAGAGGCTCAATTGGTCTAGGTTATACTACTGATGGTTCAATTGAACAACCAGGAGTAGCAAATACAGGTGGTGGTGGTGGCGGCGGCGCATATGGTTCTGCTTCACAACAAACATACACAGTAACACCAAATGGGGGCTCTGGAATAGTTATACTTAGACATTCTTCTAGTAATGCATTGGCTGTATCTACTACAGGAAGTCCATTCATATATACAATTAATAGTACTGTTGTATATGTATTCACCGTCACTGGAACAATTACATTTTAACAATATAGTATGACAACATTTAAAACTTTTAGTCAGCAAAAGTTCAGCGAAATGGGAACTGTGATAAAAAGCACCGTAGCAGTAACAGCAGCAACCACCTCATCAATTGAATATCTTGTAGTTGCAGGTGGTGGATCTGGTGGAAGTTACGGTGGCGGTGGTGCTGGCGGATATAGAACTGCAACTGGATTTACAGTTACTTCAGGAGTCACTGTTACTGTTTCTGTTGGTGGTGGCGGTACGTCTACTGGGATTGATACCGCAGGAAATAATGGAACAAATTCTTACATAACCGGTACAAATGGTTACTTTGTTATTTCACTCGGGGGAGGCGGCGGTGCTGGCGGCGATACTACTCCGTTAAAGGGAAAAACTGGCGGATCTGGTGGCGGTGGGATGGGCGGAACCAATCGTACCACTAGCTTTGGAACAGGCACGGCAGGCCAGGGAAATGACGGAAGTCCAGGATCTACATCTAACATACGAGATCCTGGAGGTGCTGGTGGAGGTGCTGGTGCAGTTGGCGGCGGTGCTGGTGTTAACGGACCTTCGGCAATAAATGCATATGGTGGTGGGAGAGGTGGTAATGGATCACAATCTAGTATAACTGGAATTTTAACTTATTATGCTGGTGGAGGTGGTGGGGGTGGAAATGGCAACTCTATTAGTACAGGAGGCGGCGGGTTAGGAGGCGGCGGCGCCGCATCTCCCCATGTTAATATAGTTAACAATTATGATGGGTATGCTGGTGGTACAAATACTGGCGGGGGCGGCGGCTCAGGTGGTCAACAATCAATGCCAAATAATACCGCAGTACCAGCTTATCCAAATTCCGGAGCAGGCGGATCAGGCATTGTTGTATTGAGATATCCAACCGCATACCGGTTACCGGTATCTTCCACAGGAACTGTATATACGTTAGTATCCGCATCTGCCCGATATAACATATTCATATTCAATAGTTCTGGATCAGTAACATTCTAAAATAATATCTCACCGATTAGATTTTAGATAAATTATTAAGTTATAAATACATTATAACGCATTAAACAAAAGAGGATTTTAAAATGAGTCATTTCGCAAAAGTAGAAAACGGTGTAGTAACACAGGTAATTGTTATCGAACAAGATGTAGTTAACACTGGATTATTTGGTGACCCAGCATCTTGGGTACAAACAAGCTATAATACATATGGTGGGCAACATCGCTCAGGTGGTGCACCGCTGCGTAAAAACTACGCAGGTATTGGTTATACATATGATAGTATTCGCGATGCGTTTTATGCACCACAACCATTCCCAAGTTGGTTATTAGATGAAGATACTTGCATTTGGGCAGCACCAGTAGCTATGCCTGATCCTGTAGAAGGCAAATATTACACCTGGGATGAAGAAACAGTATCCTGGGTAGAACATGTAATACCAACTAACGATACTCCTGTAGTTTAACGGTATAATCAATAATGGTATATGACCTTGGTATCATCAAGCGCCAACGATACATTCCTGCATCAAACACATTTGGAGTAGGCGGCACAATAGTAAAAGCAGGTGGATATGTTAATCACATATTCACTGCATCTGGCGCATTCATTGCTAGTTCTATTATTTCTGCCACTACTGCATCTGTTGCTACACCAACAGCTATTCCTGTAGAATATCTAGTAGTTGCAGGTGGGGGTGGTGGGGGTGCTGCCGCAGGTGCTGGAGGTGGCGCTGGAGGTTATACCACTGGAACATTTAGCATTGTTACTGGAACATCATATCTATTAGCAATTGGTGGGGGTGGTGCTGGATCTACTAGTCAAAATACAGTAGGTTCCAAAGGAAGTAGTTCTACTTTTAGTACTGTTTTTGCAATTGGCGGTGGTGGAGGCGGATCTAATCAAAATAGTCCAGTTGACTTAGGGTCGGGCGGTAGTGGCGGTGGAAATGCCGGAACTGGAGCGGGCGCTGGTTCCCCAGGAAAAGGTACCGTGTATCAAGGATACGACGGCGGATCTCGTATAACAGCAGGCCCAGCATTCGGGTCAGTGGTGGTGGCGGTGCCGGCGCAATTGGTGGTGCTGGTAGCGGCACAGCAGGCGGTAATGGTGGTGTTGGCGTACAATCATCAATCACTGGTACAAATGCATATTTTGCAGGTGGCGGTGGTGGTGGCACATATAATGGCGTACCAGGCTGGGGTGTTGGCGGATTAGGTGGTGGTGGCGCAGCAACTAGCACAACAGGAGTTTCTGGTACAGCAAATAAAGGTGGTGGAGGTGGTGGAGGTGGACAATCGGATGCAAGCCCAGGAACTGGCGGCAATGGTGGCAGTGGAATTATTATTCTAAAATTACCCAATACGCATAGTGCTAGCTTTGCTGGTATAAGTGCATCAACCTCAACTGCGGTAACAGGTTATAATGTATATAGTATAACTACAGGTTCGGGTAGTGTATCTTTTAGTACTGCTGCTCCAACTACTATTATTAGTACTACTAGCATTCCTATTGAATACCTAGTAGTAGGTGGTGGCGGTGGAGGCGGCCCTGGAAATAATGCAGGAAACTTTGGTGGTGGCGGCGCAGGTGGCGTTGTATCAGGTGGCACCTATGTATCTGCAGGTGTACCATTCAATGTAACAGTGGGGCAAGGTGGCGCCGCAACTGGAGGTGTAAGCACTTATAGTTGGAACGGTGATAGTTCTAGTTTATCTGTACCTGCAACTTTATCATATTATGGATCGTTTTTTAGTAGCGGTAGAATAGTAGTAACAACTTCTACCGCTTTTTCATTCGGCGCAACTGCCAACGATTTTACAATTGAAGCATCTGTAATGTGGCCAGCAACTGCTGGGGTAACTCAATCATTTTTGGATCTTAACGGTGGTACTAGAATTATCCTTGGTAGAACAACTTCTGGCTGGCGGGTATATATAAATGGTGCCGAGGCTGGATTCACTTTTAACATTGCAAGTAATTTTTGGTATCATTTTGTATTCCTTAGATACAGTGGCACATATTATATATATGTCAATGGTTCATTAATGAAATCAGCCGCCGAAACAACCACCTGGGCATTTACTAGTTTAACTGTCGGAACTGAAGTTGACGGCGGATCAACAATGGCAGGATATGTTTCTAATCTGAGAATTTTAAAAGGGTCAGCAGCATACACCGCAGCATTCATTCCTCCAACTGGTGCATTAACTGTGGTTAATAATACACAGTTATTAACACTACAAAACGCTACATTTATTGATAATTCATCTAACAATTTTAGCTTTACACAAACAAGTAGCCCAACAATAGGATCAACATATACTCGACCAGTTGGCGTAACTGCATATGGGGGTGGCGGTGGCGGTGGATACAGTGCAAGTAATGGATGGGGCGGAGCATCAGGTGGTGGTGGTGGACAAGGAACAACACCGGGTGCAGGATTGCCAGGTCAAGGTAATGCAGGTGGTGGCGTTGGTGGCGGAGACTATTCAGGCGGGGGTGGTGGTGGTGCAGGCGGGGTTGGACAACGACCAACCGGTACTAATTTTGCAAACGGTGGATTAGGTGGAACTGGAACACAATCAAGCATTACTGGTACTCCTACATACTACGGTGGCGGTGGGGGTGGATCAACTCACGGCAGTGGTACTGTACAATCAACTGGTGGTGCTGGTGGCGGCGGTGCTGGTAGATTTGGCGCAACTCTTGGTCAACCCGGTACTCCTAATACTGGTGGCGGTGGTGGCGGTGGTTCTGAGAATGTTGCTGGTGGCATAGGTGGATCTGGTGTTGTTATTATTAAAATACCTAATCAGTATGCTGTTAGTTTTACTACTAGCACTACCTATACCGTTTCGTCAGCAGTATCTGGCTATAATATATATAGAATAACAGCCGGTTCGGGGTTAGTAACAGCCGGGACAGGTATAGCTGTTGAATACTTAATAGTAGGTGGTGGTGGCGCTGGCGGTGCAGGTGTAAGCACAAATGCTCGTGGTGGTGGTGGTGGTGCTGGCGGTTTACTATATCAATCAGACACCATTGTATCAGGTTCCAGCAATACTATTACTATTGGCGCAGGCGGGACCACAGTTGTTGGACAAAATGGAACCAACGGTGGTAATACCGTTGCATTCGCTAACACTATGTTAGGTGGCGGTGGAGGCGGGTCCTGGGGTAATAGTGGTACTCCAAACAGCGGTGCTTCGGGTGGTGGTGCTGGCCAAGGGTCTGGCAGCGTCATTGGAGGAACAAGTACCCAGTTTGCTACTTATGGATATGGCGTTGGGTTTGGTGGCGGTACAAACGGCGGTGCCTATACTAACAATAATGCTAGTAGCGGTGGTGGTGGTGGTGGATCTGGCGGCGCTGGTAATAATGCTTCAGCAGGTGTTGCAGGTGCTGGCGGTACTGGAACTAATGCATACAGCACATTCTTACAATATGCAGGTGCTGGTGTTTATTCTACCGGTACATTTTATATTGCAGGCGGTGGCGGTGGTGGTGGCGGAACTGCAATTGGGCGCGGTGGTATTGGTGGTGGTGGTGATGGCGCTTATGCAACAGATACTCCATCAGATGCTACTATCTTTACAGGTAGTGGTGGTGGTGGTGGTGGTGGATCAGGTGGTGGTACTGGCGTTGGTGGTGCAGGTGCCAGCGGCATTGTAATTGTTCGTTATCCCTCTGGAATAAACAATGATATATTATATAATAACAGTGATCCATATTTTAACAAAACATCTTTACTGTTAAGCAATCCGCAAACGGTAAGTAATGCTCCTACCATTGATTACTTAGTAGTTGCTGGTGGTGGCGGTGGCGGTGGAGCCGGTTCTACTAATGGTGGATCAGGCGGTGGTGGTGCCGGTGGTTTACTCACAGCATCAAGTCAAACATTTTTACTAGCAACACTTTATACAGTTACAGTTGGCACAGGAGGCAACGGTGGTGCAAGAGATACAAATGGTTCTAATGGTAGTAACTCAATATTCTCAACTCTAACTGCAATAGGTGGCGGTGGCGGTGCCGGTGGTACAAGCAGTAGTGGTAATTCTGGTGGGTCAGGTGGCGGCGGTGGACAACTTGGTGGTACTGGTGGTAGTGCTACTAGTGGACAAGGTAACGCCGGTGCTACAACGGTTGGAAACAACAACGGTGGTCAAGGTGGTGGCGGTGCTGGTGCAGCTGTATCTGCTGATACCGTAACCAATCAAGCAGGTAATGGTGGTACTGGAACATTTACTACATTAATTTCTACCACAACAGCAATAGCATTAGGTATAGGTCAATATGTTACCGCTACTAATGCAATTTACTTTGCAGGTGGCGGCGGCGGTGGTAATTTAGGAAGTAATGGGTATGGGTTAGGAGGTACCGGTGGAGGAGGTGCTGGTTCACCAACTGGTGGTACAGGTGGTGTTGCTGGAACAGCAAATACTGGTGGTGGTGGTGGTGGTGGTCAAGGTGATTCACCTGGACCGGGTACTGGTGGTCGAGGTGGATCAGGTGTGGTTCTATTAAGAGTACCCAATACTCATGCTGCTTATTTTTCTTCGGGTATTACTGCTTCTGCAACAACTGCAACTGGTTATAATATATATGCTGTAACATCAGGTACTGGTACTGTATTGTTTGGTGCAGCACGGACAGAAACCATTCTATTAGATTACTTGATAGTAGCAGGTGGCGGTGGTGGTGGTGCCAATGATGCTGCGGGTGGCGGTGCCGGTGGTGTATTAACAACATCTGGCTTTAATGTATTACCGGGATTTAACTATGCAGTGGTTGTTGGTGCTGGTGGTGCAGGTGCAGTTAATAATGCACAAGGAACCTCTGGCAATGATTCAGTATTCTCTGCCTTACGAAGTTATGGTGGAGGTGGTGGTGGTGCTGACGCAGCAAGTAATGCAGCTTGGGGATTTGGTAAAAATGGTGGATCTGGTGGTGGTGGTGGCGGTGGTTCTAACGCAACAACTCCAGCAGGTGGATCAGGTGTAGCAGGACAGGGTAATGCAGGTGGTGCAGGTGGCGCTAATCAACCCGGCGGATATGGTGGTGGTGGTGGTGGTGGCTGGGGTGCAGCTGGAACAGCAACTACATCAGGTGGTGGTGGTAATGGTGGTGCTGGATCATCTAGTACTATATTTGTTACTACTGGCACAGCAATATCTGCAACTGTTGGTCAATATGTTACCGCTACTAATGCTATATACTTTGGTGGTGGCGGTGGCGGTGGCTCTAGAACTGTTCCCGGTACTGCTGGTATTGGAGGAGGAGGTACCGGCACTGGATCAGGCGGCGGCGCAGTTGGCGGTTCAGCACAGGCACGAACAGGCGGCGGGGGCGGCGGTGCTAGCAATGACTGGGAAAATGCCGGGCAAACCGGAACCGGTGGCGCTGGTGGATCAGGTGCTGTTGTACTTCGACATCTAACATCAGTAGCTCAAACAGTTACAACTACTGGCAGTCCTAGTATTGCCACTGCTGGCGCATATACAATATATGCATTCACTAGTAGTGGATCAATTCAAATTAGTACCAATCCACCTGCCGTTGCAACCACAAATACATCATTTATAGATTCAAGTGTTAATGCATTAACTATTACTCCTACCGGTACTCCAACACAAGGAACATTTAATCCTTTTGGTACAAATTGGAGTAACTACTTTAATGGTAGTAGTAACTTAACTATTCCTACTAATGCTGCATTAAATTTTAGTACAGGTGATTTCACAATTGAGGCATGGATATATCGTACACTATTAGGAACAGATTATTATATTATATCAGGATCTGGTACCGGTGGATTGGGGTTTGGATTTACTAGTACAGGTGCAAATTTAGGATGGGTAAGAGCAGCACTAGCATGGGACTATAGTTATGCACATGGTATGAGTCTGAACACTTGGTATCATGTTGCATTAACACGAAGTGGCACTAGTATGAGACTGTTTGTAAATGGTACACAAATTGGAGTTACACAAACTCTTGCAACAGCGTATGATTTAGGAATAGGTAGTACTAATATAGGTAGTGAGGGTGCTAATTATTATTTCAATGGTTATATTTCTAATCTAAGAGTATTGAAGGGTACTGCACTTTATACAAGTAACTTTACACCTGCTACTGCGCCATTACCTATAGTAACTAATACTAGTTTACTAACCTGCGCAAATAATAGATTTATGGATAAGAATAGCACCGCTACTTTTACCGCAGCAGGTACACCGAGTGTACAACGCTTCACTCCATTCCCAACACAGACCTATGCTTATAACACAGTGGTCAATAACGGCAGTGCTTATTTTAATGGTACTACTGATTATTTGAGTATGTCTGGTGCAATATCGCTAACTGGTCAATTCTCAGTAGAATGTTGGTTTAATAATACAAATGTAGGCGGCACCCAGCGAACTATATTTGCATTTAATTCAGTTGCGGCATCTTATGGTTCTATACGAGTTGATTGTGATGCCAGCGGCACAGCAAATGTTTTTCAATTGCTTCTCAGCACAAATGGCACATCCTGGGCTAGCATTACTACAGGCGCTTATGTAAAAAATATGTGGAATCATCTCGTAATCACAAGAGATGCATCTAATGTTGTTAGACTGTTTATAAATGGTTCTACAGCAATTGCTAGTTTTACGCAAGCAGGAACACTTTATAATGCATCCTCTGTACATGGTATCGGCATTAATGGTCTACCAGGTAGTGCTAGTAATTTTTATTTAGGATATATAAGTAATCTTCGATTGATCAACGGATCTATTCCTAGTCAATATCAAACTGCAATAACTACTTCAGGAACTTTGGTATTCACACCACCTGCTGCACCATTATTTCCATTAGATGCAACCACTAGTACAAGTGTACTATTAAACTTTACTAATCCTGCTATATATGATGCAACAATGAATAACGATGTTATCACTGCAGGAACATCTGCTCTATCAACTGCTGTCACTAAATTTAATAGTCGCAGTATGAAGTTTAATGGTACTAGTGATTATTTGTCTATACCAATTAATCCATTATTTGGGTTTGGTACTGGTGATTTTACCGTTGAATTTTGGTTTTATCAAACTTCTGTTGTAACTACTGAAATGGAAATATGGGAAGCGCAAACTACTAATGCTTTTGCAATTTATAAAGCTACTACCAGTGGAGCATTAAGTTGGAGACCCTATGCCGGAACAGATCAAACTATTTTAGCACACGCTAGTATACCTATTAATACTTGGACGCATGTTGCAGTTTGTAGAGCATCAGGTGTTACTAAAGCGTTTGTTAATGGAATGCAAGTAAATAGTGTTGCCGATACAACTAATTATGCAACTCCTACAGTTGTATATACTTTAGGTGGTAGGAATGCTGGATCAAACTATTTTCCTGGTTACATTGACGATTTCCGTATTACTAAATTTGCACGATATACCGCAAACTTCCTACCGCCAACCGCGGTTCCACTACTTAAATAAATAAACAACAATGGTATATGATCTTGGTATAATTAAACGACAGAAGGCAATGGCCTCTCCTATTGCTGCTGCTGGCGGAGTAATAACTAACATTGGTTCAAGTACCATACATACTTTTACATCATCTGGTGTATTTCAACCACTAACAAGAAACGGCAGCACCAGCACACCACTAACAGTATCCTACCTAGTAGTAGGTGGTGGTGCCTCTGGCGGAAGAGATAACTCATCTTCGGGGCTAGGTGGTGGTGGTGGTGCTGGCGGTTTTTTAACTTCGAGTGGTTTTGCAGTCACTCCTGGTACTGCGTATGCAATAACAGTTGGAGCAGGCGGTGCAGCAATTGGTGCTGCTGCAACTGGTGTAGGTAATAATGGAAATATTTCAGCAATACTTGCACCCAACGAAACAACATATTCTGGTTTTTTTAACGGTAGTGCTCAATACCTAACTGTAGCAAATAATACAGTATTAGCATTTGGAACTGGTGATTTTACAGTTGAATGCTGGGTATATCCAACCGCTACAACACAAGGCACAGTACTGTGGTTGACAACTACTTTTCAGTTTTTTGTATATAATGGTTCACTTTACATATACGATAATGGCACACAAACTAATGGTGGAACAATAACAAAAAACCAATGGCAGCACATTGCTATTACAAGAAACGGAACTTCATTAAAATGTTTCATTAATGGAGCATTGGTTAACACACAAGTAAGTAGTACAAGTTTTGTATCTGGTACAAATTATATTGGTAATCAAGGTGGTACATATCTATTTGGATATATCAGCAATCTTCGTGTAATAAAAGGTACTGCATTATATACTAGTGCATTTACCCCACCAACACGCATATTAACAGCAGCCGCACCTTCTTTGTATGGTATTTCTTTTAGTGGAACTACACAATATTTGACAGGACCTGCACTTGCATCAAATCAATTAACAGCAGATTTTACTATTGAATGTTGGATAAATCCAACATCTGTACCATCACACACAGGCATAATTACTATAACTAATACTGCTTCCTCGGGTGCAAACGGCTGTGCAATTGGGATAACAACAACCAACGCAGTAGAATTTTTTATTGCCGGTAATACTTTTTATGCATCGGCTAATAATGTTCTTACTCTTAATCAATGGCAACATATTGCGCTGGTCCGTTCAGGAACTACAAACACACTTTATCTTAATGGGATATCAGTTGTAACAAATACAGTAACTCCAACCTGGCCTGCTACTCCTACAATTAGTGTTGGTAGATTGTATGCTGATAATTCTATTGCTAACTTTCCCGGTGCTATCTCTAATGTGCGTATTACTAAAGGAGTTGCAGTTTATACAGGTAACTTTTCTCCTCCTACTACTAACTTATCTACTACACAATCATCTGGTACTAATATTTCTGCTATTTCTACAGCAAGTTATGTTATTTTATTAACAGCACAATCTAACACCATAGTTGATAATAGTATCTCTCCACAAATTTTAACAGTTACTGGATCGCCAACGGTTATTAGTACCGTAACCGTATGGTCAGCAAGTTTATTAACCTTACAAAATGATACATTTATAGATAACTCAGTTAATAATCTTACTATTACACCTACTGGTAGCCCAACTACTACATCTACTGTTGTTCCACCATTTGGACAATATGCATATGGTGGTGGTGGTGGAGCCGCATTTAATACTGGACCAGGCAATGCAGGTGGATCAGGTGGTGGTGGTGATGGAACTCAAATTGCCGGTGTTGGTACAACGGGGCAGGGATTTGCAGGTGGTGCGCCTTACTGGACTGGTACAGGTGCTAGTTCTGCTGGTGGTGGCGGCGGTGCTAGTGCAAACGGAACATCTGGTGCATCAAATCAGGGGGGTGCTGGTGGTGCTGGGTCAACATCAACTTTGTCAGGAGTCTCTACTTACTATGCAGGTGGTGGCGGTGGCGCCGCTTATTTTGCCGGTGGGTGGGGTGCTGGTGGAGTTGGAGGTGGTGGAAAAGGTGCAGTTAATACCACATCAGTATCAGTAGATGGTACTAGCAATACTGGTGGGGGTGGGGGAGGTGGTGGAAATTTTGGTAGTGGACAAAGCGGCGCCGGTGGGTCCGGTATTGTTATTATCAGTTATCCAAATCCTGCATATACTGCTCCACTTACAAAACAATCCGATCCATATTTTAAATCTAATTCGTTGTTATTAACTGGAAACACTTTACAACCAGTATCTATATCTGTAGATTACTTGGTAGTAGGTGGTGGTGGAGGGGGCGGCACAGGTGCTAATACAAATAATGATTATACAGGTGGCGGCGGTGCAGGTGGGTTGGTAACCACTTCAACTATCTTAACTAATAATGCCATATATACCATACAGATAGGTGCAGGAGGATTGGGTGGTGCCCTTAATTCAAACGGAACATCTGGAAATAATTCTTCTATAACATCAACTACAATAACTTCAGTGATTGCATTGGGCGGCGGCTATGGTGGAACAAAAGATACAGCAGGCGGGTATGGAGGGTCCGGTGGTGGTGGTGGTGGGACTACTACAGGTGGCGCCGGAGGACTTGGTGTGCAACCACTAAGTCCAAGTGGTGGATTTGGCAATGCCGGCTACGCTGGACAAACTTCAACTCAACCGGGTGGTGGTGGTGGTGGTGGTGCAGGTGGTGCTGCACTTGGAAACGCAAATCCAGGCGCTGGTTTATATGTTGCAAACTTTTCAGCATATGGTGAAAGTGGATACTTTGCCAGCGGTGGTGCAGGTGCTAAAAATGGATCTGCTGGTAATAATTCTGGTCAGTATGCACTCGGTGGTGGTGGTGGATTTTCAAGTAACGGCCTATGGGGCGGTGGCGCTGGAGTTCCTAGGTCTGCTATGACTGCAACTGGTGGTGGTGGTGCACTTCAAATGCCAGGAGGATCAGGTACGGTTATTATTAGACATCCTTCTAATTATAGTGTTGCTAGCACAACAGGTTCTCCTACAATCGTTACTACTAGTGGGTATGTATACTATTCTTGGACAACTTCAGGATCTATTGAGTTACAAGCATATAATTTAACAAATACATCATTCATAGATTCGAGTGTTAATACATTAACTATTACATCTACTGTTGGTACTCCAACACAGGGATCATTCTCACCGTTTGGACAAAATTGGAGTAATTACTTTAATGGTAGTAGTTATTTGTCTATACCTAGTAATTCTGCTTTTGCATTCACTGGAAACTTTACTTTTGAGTCTTGGGTATATGTATCAGCATACGGGAGTACTTCGGCATTTTTTACTATAGGTAGTGAAACAACAGGTAGATACTATTTTACATTAACTGGTAGTGGTGGGCAACTTTGGTCCAATCAGTATGGCGGTGCAAATTTTACCTGGGGCACTTCTACTTCTGTTCCATTAAATGCATGGACTCATGTTGCTTGGGTTAGAGTTGGTACAACTGTAACTGGTTATGTTAACGGTATTTCTGTAGGAACTAATACAATTTCAGGAACTGTTGGTAATACGGGAGGAGTTACTATAGGTGCTAATCCGGCCGGCGGGTATTTATGGAATGGTTACATGAGTAATATTAGACTAATAGGAACAGCGGTATATACCAATAACTTTACCCCTGCTACTGCACCGTTACCTATGGTAACTAATACAGTATTGTTAACTGCTGCTAGCAATAGATTTATGGATAAAAGTGGTACAACTTCTACTTTTACCGTAGGTGGTACACCAAGTGTACAACGTTTCTCACCATTCAACAATCTCGGAGCATATAATACAACATTGATTGGCGGCAGTGCTTATTTTAATGGCAGTAGTTATTTGAGCAATACCAGTGGATCTATTGTTAATTTTGGTACAAGTGCATTTACATGGGAAGCATGGCTATATATGCCATCCAATGCAAATAATCAAATTATATTATATGCAACCAGTGGCGCAGGTTCATTCAATGTTATTACGCAAGCAAGTGGGTTATGTTGGGGAATTTATGGAAATCCTTCATTCTTCTTCTGTACTTTAGCAAATATTCCATTAAATCAGTGGTTCCATCTTGCTGTGTCAAGAGTTAGTACATCGGCTAATCAAACATTTGGATATATAAATGGTTCATTAGTGGTAACTGCTACAGATACCAATAATTATACAGGAATAGGAGCAAGGATTGGAGGAGACGGGACATACTATACTGGATATATGTCTAACATGAGAATAGTAAGAGGAACCGCACTATATACCGCAGCATTCACTCCACCTGCTGCTCCTGTAGGTACAATAAATACAACTACTAGTACAAGTTTATTATTGAAATTTAATGATGCCGGTATATATGATGCAACAATGAATAACGATGTTGTTGCTGTAGGATCGGCAAAATTATCATCAACCGCTACTAATTATAATCCTCGCAGTATGTATTTTAATGGTAGCACTGATTATTTGTTAATGCCATCATCTAGCGCATATAACTTAGGATCAGGAGACTTTACTATGGAATGCTGGATTTATCCAACCACTGTAGTGTCAAATGGAATATTTGGTATAGGGTCGACGGATCCAGATAGTAATTTAGTTAGAATTGGATCAGGTTCAAAATTGCAATTTTGGTTAGGCGGATCAAATAGTGGCGGGACGGGTGCTGGTACCAAAACAGGTATGATAACTTGCGCTACTACCTTAGTAGTAAATACTTGGTATCACATTGCATTAGTGCGCAGCGACTCTGCAACAAATAATGTTAAGTTATACCTTAATGGCGTGTTAGATGGACAAGGAACTGCTACTTATTTTATAGCATCAAATTACGCTGTATTAGGAAGAGATTATCCAACTTATTCAGCAGAATATTTTGCTGGCTACATTGATGATTTTAGAATTACCAAAGGTGTAGCACGTTATACAGCAGCATTTACTCCACCTACACAAACATTACTACTTCGTTAAACCAAGATTGTTGACACACTGATCAAAGAGTATATAATTAATAGCATATGAAACTTGCTATTATAGATATTATCGGTATACCATACGATGGTAGTACACTAACTAAACAAGGTTTGGGCGGCAGCGAAAGTGCTGTTATACTAATGGCGCAGGAACTTGCTGCTATTGGATTTGATGTTACAGTCTTTAATGATTGTAATGTTGATCACACCAGCCCTGGTATATACAACAATGTTAGATATCTCCCACTAAACGAGCTAAACAACAATCACTACTTTGATATTGTTATTAGCAGTAGAACGGTAATACCATTCACTGCACCTAGTGACTATCCTAAACTAGGTGACCACAGAGCAATGCCATTCCAAAATATGGATCTCTATAATAGGATCTTAAGTAAAGCAACTATGCGTGTGCTATGGATGCACGATACATTCTGCTTAGGTGATAATTTAATTGAAGAACTAGCAGTGGCCAATAGAATCACTGACATCTTTACACTCAGTGATTTCCACTTGACCTATGTTACTAATTGCAATCACGGACGTAGACGTAACTTCGAAGTCTTGAAAAATAAGATGTTCATTACACGCAATGGAGCTCGTAATTACAAAACCGAGGTTGATATCAAAGCTAAGGATCCTAACTTGTTTGTCTACAATGCAAGTGTGACTAAAGGTATGATTCCATTAGTTAAATTAATTTGGCCCAGAGTTAAACAACAACTACCTCAAGCAAAATTAAAAATTATTGGTGGTTACTATGTGTTCAGTACCAAGTCCGCGATGGATGAGCAGGAAAAGAACTGGCGTGAGATGAGTACTGATCCACGCAATGCTGCTCTTGGTATTGAGTATACTGGAGTTATTGCACAAAAAGAAGTTGCTGACATTTTAACCGATGCTAGTTATATGTTATATCCATCAGCATTTCCTGAAACTTTTGGTATATCTGCATTAGAGTCGTTGCTGTACAATACTCCTATTATTACTTGTAAGTTTGGTGCATTGGAAGAAATTGCATTGCCAGGTGCTTGCTATACTATTGACTATGCTATTGAATCCAACGGATTGTTCCCTGATATTAATAATGCAGAACAGGTAGATAAATTTGTTGCTATGACTGTACAAGCATATCACAACAAATATTTACATCAACAAAAACAATACTATTGCAATATTGTCAAAGACCTTGCAGGTTGGGATACTGTAGCATTGCAATGGAAACAGTTGATGACTAAACGCTTGGGCAAATATCTAAGCAGAGCAGAATATCGTAAAGTTTCAGATATCAATCGTAGAGTGCATAAAGTATGGAATCGTAAGTTCCATAACAGCGTAGAGTTGGAAAACTATAAAACAGGCAATGAACAAAACATTGCTATCATTAGCCCATTCTATAACTGTGCTAATTATATTGCGAGATGTATTAACAGCGTAGCATCACAGGACTACAACAACTATCTACATATTTTAATAGATGATGCTAGTACTGATAACACGTTTGAAGTTATTAATGCAACACTGGCAGATTTACCAATGGATGTTAGAAATAAATTTCTAGTTATTTCTAACTCAGAAAATGTAGGTGCAGTTAAGAACCAAATACAAAACATTAGAGCAATGATTGCTGATGATACTATTGTTATGTTACTAGATGGCGATGATAGTTTGATTAACGACAATAATATACTTGCATATTATAATAATATCTATAATGGATCCACTGAGTTTACATATGGGTCATGTTGGAGTATGGTTGACAACATTCCTTTAATTAGTCAACCTTATCCTGAAGATGTAAAAAAACGTAAATCATACAGGAATCATCATTTCAATTGGATCCTACCATATACACATTTACGCACATTTAAGAAGTCACTGCTTAACAACATAGATGACTCAGCATTTAAAGATGCACAGGGGCAATGGTACAAAGCCGGTGGTGATGGTAGTGTATTCTATGCATTAATAGAAGCAGCAGATCCATCCAAGGTAAAATGTTTGCAAGATATTGTTTATAACTATAACGATGCTAGCCCGTTAAATGATTACAAAGTTAATGCTCAAGAACAAACTCGTAATGCTAGACAGATTGTTAAAGGTAATCCTGAAAAATTTTCTGTGGTAGTTCCTACTATGTGGAAAGTAACAGATCAATTTGTTAATTTTTTAAAAGTACTATGTGAGTATCCATTAGTAGATGAAATTATTATTATCAACAACGATGTTATGAAAACACCGCCTGCTAGTATACTAGCACATGATAAAATTAAATTGATAAATTTTAAACAGAATATATATGTTAATCCTGCTTGGAATTTAGGAGTTAGCACAGCACGTAATAATAAAATTTGTATTGCTAACGATGATGTAACATTTGATACTGCTGTGTTTGAACAATTGCAAGATTTAATAACTAAAGATAATGGAGTATTTGGATTATGTCCAGGTGAATCATTTTTCCATCAAATACCAGTAACTGATAAAACTATTAACATAGTACCCTGGACCAATCAACATACATATGGATTTGGTTGCCTTATGTTTATGCATAAGAGTGCATGGGTAGATATCCCCGAGGGTCTCGAGATTTACTTTGGTGATAATTTTATATTTGATGTACAACTTAGCAAAGGTAGAAAGAATTACCTCATTACCAATATGGATCACTTTACACCATTTGCATCCACTACATCAGATTTGTCTATTACTAGCGGATTTTTAGAAAGAGAACGTATAATATACGACAAAATAAAAAGTAACTTAACTATAATGCCTGAAAAAACAATCACCCAACCAGTTGCTAAGAAACGAATATTAATTGCTATTCCTACAGCAAAAAATATTGAAGCAGATACTTTTAAATCAATATACGATCTTGAAGTTCCGGACGGATATGAAACAACTTTTCAAGCGTTCTTTGGATATAATGTAGATCAGGTTCGTAATTTAATTGCTGATTGGGTTGTTAAAGGATTTGATTATTTGTTTAGTGTAGATAGCGATATTGCTTTCCCTACAAATACACTGAAAAAGTTATTGGAACACGACAAGGATATAGTATCAGGTCTTTATATACAAAGAAAGCCAGGGCAACATACACTTGAGATTTACGAACCTACTCCTAACGGCGGTGTTACTCAAATGCCTTATGCAAAATTGAAAGGTAGATCTATTGTGGAAGTTGCGGGTTGTGGTTTTGGATGTGTATTAGTTAAATCTGAAGTAATGAGAGAAATAGGATATCCTCAGTTTAAATATCACAGCGCCATTGATCATAACAACACCGTTTCTGAAGATGTTGATTTCTGCGCTAAGGCAAAGAACAAAGGATTTAAAATATGGGCAGACCCATCGATACTTTGCAAACATATTGGTAGTTTTACATTTGAAGTTGATGCTGGCATACAAGCAATTGAAACTATGGAAACTGTTGATGTTGCAACCCATTTAAAAAATCTAAGCACACAACCACTGATACCTACAATTCATCTAGATTATTTGGCTAAGTTAAAAGCATCGGGTGTTGAACCTAAGGTTGTATATGATATAGGTGCATGTGTTCTTAGTTGGACCACCGAGGCAAGTAAACTATGGCCCGATGCTGAATATGTAGCGTTTGATGCAATGGCAGAAGTTGAATCTATATACAAAGAACGAGGTATAAAATATCACATTGGTGTTCTCAGTGATGTTACTGGTAAGTCTGTAGATTTCTATCAGAATAATTATTGGCCCGGTGGAAATAGTTATTATGTAGAAAATCCAGAAATTAAAATTGATGCCTTGGAGTATTTTAACGAATCACATAAACGATCATTGAATACTGTAACATTGGATACTGTGGCTAGACTAAAAGCATTTCCTAAACCCGATCTAATTAAAATGGATGTGCAGGGTGCAGAATTAGATGTTCTTAAAGGTGCAGAAGAAATATTAAAAACTGCTAAACATGTTATCCTTGAATTGCAAGTAATTGAATATAACAAAGGTGCACCACTTCGAGATACTGTTATAGCATATATGGATCAGATAGGGTTTAATTGTTTAGGATTATTCTGCGATAACGGACCTGATGGTGACTATTATTTTGTACAAAGATAATGGCATACAATAAAGAACACGCTAGGGCTGAATTTGCCCGCCACGGTGAAGAAGGGCTATTGCGTCATCTATCAAATAAACTATCTACTATAATTGATGCTGGTAGTAATATGGGTGAATGGTGTTTAATGGCCAGAGAACATAATCCTAACGCAGAAATACATACATTTGAAATTATACCAGAAGTATACAGAAAGTTTCTAGCAAATGTCGACATTGATAATAAAATAATTCCTAATGGATTTGGATTATCAAACAGACAAGGCATGATGAAGATGCAATATAGTGTTGAGTTTGATGCAGTTAGTTCGTATTTTGAAGGTCTCAATATAGGACCGGTTGAAACTCGAGAGTGCTTTATTGTTACAGGCGATCAGTATGTAGCAAGTAGAAATATAAACTACATTGATTTTTTAAAAGTAGATGTTGAGGGAGCAGAAGGTCTAGTGCTAGAAGGATTTACTGAAACATTAGCAAGTAATAAGGTAGGTGTTATTCAATTTGAATATGGATTTGCAAATGTATTAAGCAGATGGTTGTTAATTGATGCTTATAAAATGCTAACACCTTTAGGGTTTCATATTGGATTGCTTACTACTGAGGGAGTTAAATTTAAGGATTATATCCTAACTGATGAAACGTTTATTGGCCCTAACTATGTTGCAGTACATAAATCAAAGATGCATCAGATGATATAAATAACAGTAGTTAATTTAAGGACTACTATGAAAAAACTATTTGCTCTTGTGCTACTTACCTTTGTAGGTCTAGCACAAGCGTGGGAACAACGCCTCCCACTTCCGGTTGACGCATGTAAGGTACATAGCCCATATGGCTTTGCACAAACACAGCGAACAGCACAACCAATCTGCCGCGAAGCATATCTAGTTGCATATGATGCTCCTGTTAAGATCCCTGTATATGTTGCATACACATTACTACCACAAAATGCACTTGGTTGTTTTCCACGCACTAATGCATTCGTAGCAGATCAGTCATTAGGTAGTACAGGTGCAAGACCAGACGACTACGCAGGTACTGGCTACGACAAAGGACACGCAGCACCGGATGGTGATCTATCCTGGACACAGCAGGTTGAATACGAATCGTTTCTAATGACCAATATGTATCCACAACACGGATCATTAAATCGTGGTATTTGGAAACTACTTGAAACTAGTGTACGCGGATGGTCTGTTCAGTTGAATCAATAATTTACAATCTATGTAGGTGCAGTATACGGCGCCGGAGATGAAACTATTGGTAAAGGTATTATTGTTCCGCATGGTTACTACAAGATTGTTATTAATAACAATACAGGAGCAATGGCTGGTTGGGCATTTCCACACACTAAGCCGTATGTTAATCTAGGAAACGACTTGACTAAGTTCCGTTTACCTATTGCACAGATAGAACAAGTTGCTGGAGTTAAATTTGCTTTCCCTACTAAGGCGCAGGAACTAGCACCTGGTGCAGAATGGCCTGTGAACTACGGTGATTTAACTAAAGCAAAACGTGCAAAGTGTGGTGCAAATGCAGCAGACTAACCCCAATGAATATCCAGTCTATCCAGAAGATGATGGGACCGACCGTCCTCGCAATCCTTACAGCCCTGTATGAAGGGTTAAGTAGATTTGGACTAGAACAAATGGGTATTCCGTACCCAGAAGAAGAATCCACTTAGGACCGCGAGACGTAGCGGCAAAGTGAGCTTGCTCACTTAGGCGTCCGAGCAATTGAACTGCACCTCGTTAGTGTGCGCCGGATAAAGTCACCGGCACTAAATACACGATGCGTATAAAAGAACTATTAGCTGAAACTCAAGAGGGTATTGAAAAACTTCCAGCTGGCGAATATCGTGGAGGAAAAAGTTCATTATATCACCCCAGGAACATTAAAGCCGAACCTGCACAACCATTGCCCGGTGGCAGCGGATTTGTATACACAATTGGGCCCGGGCAGTACGGTACTGAAATAAAAATTTGGGATCCAAAAGGTCAAGATTATATTAATTCAACTGTAGAACCTGTTAGAAAACCCAAAGAACCAGATTGGAAGTTTAAGGGTAGACTAGACTATTGGAAGTGGTCCGTAGAACGAGCAGGAAACACTCCGGGACAATTGATTGGCAAACTTTCAATAGCACCGGCTAAATGGTTTCCAATGTCTAATGCAGTAGGTGTAGATACAATCACCGTTGATGAAGACTATCGTGGTCAAGGCATTGCTAAGGCATTGTATGGTATTGTATTAACTATAATGAAACTGCCATTAGTTGCTGGTGATACGCAAACTCCTGGTGGACGTAGAAATTGGGTTAGCCTTGCTAGTATACCTGGTGTTGAAATGAAAGGGTATGTTGGGTTAGAGCATTACGAAATAACTCCTAGGGCAGCACCGGCGGATAACGGCCCTGTTGATATTGATCCAAATAAAGAAGCCCGAACAGCTGATAAAAACATTGATACAATCATGGGACAACTAGGCGGCGATTATATTGGTCGAGGTCGAGGTCGAGATAACGTAGAGTTTTTTGCCTTTGATGTAAAACCTACTACAACTGGACAAGAATTAGAAGCCCATGTTAAAACTAAAATGAGTAACATATACGGCGACACAGATTACAATTCTGGCTTATATGCAACATGGAGTGGCGCATGAAAATTACAGAGTTATTAATTGAAGGCAAAGAATCTCGAGAAACATTTGTTGATATGTTTAAAAAATTCCTGCCTCTGGCTATAGAAATATTAGAAATTGATAGTTTGCCTAAGATGAGTTTTGAACCTGAAATACAAACAGATGGTCAACCAAGTTTTGGTATGTATGTGAATAATGAAAAAACTCTGCATGTTGCTATTACAAATCGCCACCCTGTGGATATACTTAGAACTGTGGCTCACGAACTAGTACACTATAGACAGGATATTAGAGATGAGTTAAACGACGAGAGTGGTGCTACAGGTAGTCCAGAAGAAAACCAAGCGCACGAAATTGCAGGCGTTATCATGCGTAACTTCAATAAACAATATCCGCAGTTCTTGCGCAGTCATCCAATTTAATAATGAAATTAGTGTATATACATGGTGCCAGCGCCACGAGTGAAAGTTTTAATTACATTAGAGAGCACATTGATTGTGATCATATAAGCATCAATTACGATAGTGCAGATGGATTTGAAAATAATCTTAATAATATAAAACAACAGTTGGACAATGAAGATAAACTATTCTTTATTGCTCATAGTTTAGGTGGTATATATTCACTACACCTATCTAACTTAATGCCTTCAAAAGTATTAGGTGCAGTCACTCTAAGCACACCGTATGGTGGTGCAGAACACGCTGACTTTGTTAAGTACTTTTTGCCATTTAGTAAATTGCTAAGAGACATTGGGCCTAATAGTTGGCCGATGCGTCAAGCAGATAACATTGAAATACATCATCCTTGGTGCAACATAGTGACCACTAAAGGAAATGCTCCGTGGATACATGGAAAAAATGATGGGGTAGTAACTGTTGCAAGTCAACGACATCACCATACAGGTATGGAACTAATAGAAATTAACTACAATCATTACGAAGTAGTTCTTAGTGAACAGGTGGTAGGGTTAATAGAAGAAAGAATTAACTGGCACAAATAGAAAAAGCACCCTAGGGTGCTTTTTCATTTCTTCTAATTTTTGGCTATGCCTAATTATATTTTTATTATAAATTATTTCTTTGGGCTTTGATTAACAAAGCCATACATCTTTTCAGCAGTTTCTAGAACTTTCTCAAGTCCTGGAAATGTTGGCATTGCTACGGTAGTTAGGATTTGACCAGTTGCAGTATCTTTCGCAGCAGTCATTTGCCAGCCGGCAAATTTAACTTGAAAGTCTTCAGTGACCATTTCTTTTGCCATCCCCAGAATGTCTGCGCGGATTTCGTAACCATTTTTAGATTGGTTAACTTTGAATTCGGGCAATTTTGGAGTGTTAATTGTATTTGACATATATTTTTCCTTTATGTGTATGTGTCTGTATGTGCTAACAATTATTTGCTAGCACATATATTTAGTATATACAGATTGACTGTGTAATACAACTGAAGTGATAAAAATATAATAAATAAAAGTGCCAGTCGCGATGTATCAGCATCCACTGACTCTAACAGTTTATAAGGAACTATCAGCATGAATATTTATTACGTCTACCAATACCTTCGCAAGGACCTGACACCGTATTACATAGGTAAGGGGAAGAATAACAGAGCGTGGGAATCACATAAAAGATCTAACGGAACTAACCTGTTACCCGATGACCTATCTAAAATACAAGTAGTAGCACGATCGTTATCAGAAACTGAAGCACATTTATTAGAAACAAAACTAATAGAACATTATGGCAGGAAAGACTTAGGAACTGGTATCCTTAGGAATTTAACTGATGGCGGTGAAGGTGTATCTGGTTTGGTTCAAACTCCTGAGCATATAGCAAAGAGAGTTTCAAAAACAATTGGACAAAAACGCCCTAATCAAAGTAAAAATATGTCCGGGGAGAACAATTCGTTTTATCAAAAGAAACATAGTGACGTAACGAAGCAACAAATGTCACAAAATCATGCAGACGTGTCTGGCACTAATAACCCAATGTATGGAAAAACTCACCCTAATAAAGGAACTAAAGGTAAGTGGAAATGGAGTGAGGAATCTAAAGAAAAAGCTAGAAATAAGATCAGGACATAAATGCCCAGGGTAATTTAGCCGACCTCTTTACTAGATAATCTAACGTACCTAAGTTGCTGTCAGCAGCTTCACTAACGTATGTAACTATGCTAGGGGTGTCAAGATCAATGTTTGCTTCGGTCTCGCCGTGTTCACTATGAAAGTGTATACCGTGTTTAGTACATAGATGTCTAATGGCCTTGTTATGACTAAGACAGACCATACAGCCTTTTAAGATACCGTGTGTGCGGCACCATTGTATGCAACGGCGAATTAATGCATTGCCCATACCCTGAGCTTGATATTCCTTAAGAACTGAAAATGCCAACTCCTTTTCTCCTTTAGTAGAGATATGTCCTATAGCAATAAATTCTAAATTAGAGTCTTCAATGCAAAACAAGATATGATGACTGTGGTCTTCTTCAAAGCCATCACATAGCCGGTTAATTACTTCGTCTGTGACTGCGAAGCCAAAGCGGAGCAATCGACTGTCTGCATCCAGGGCAAGTAAATGCTTGCGATATTTAGGATACTCATTTTCTAATACTCTGCGTACAACGTGTGGCATAGTTTAATTACCATCCTCTGCCTGATTGACGTAGGTCAAATTGACGAGTTAGGCGATCCACGTCACAAGAATTTTGTGGTGAATTTCTAACGATATATTCTTCTAGTGCCGATCCGTAAGTTTGTGGCTTTTCAAATCTCTGAAACATCTTGTGGAAGTATTCAGCAAGTGCGTTTAACATATTTTTCTCCTGTGTGTTAATTCTCAGTAATCTCTCATGGTTTCTACTGAGTAAAGTATTTATACATTATGTGCGGTCGCAGCAAAATTTACAATGTTGTATTCTCCCAAATGTTATGCTATACTAAAAGTAATATAAATACCAAGTAATGAGGAAACTATCTTGAAAAGAGCCACTCGTAGTCTATTAGAAGAACTTAATTCTATATCAGAAAAAAAGAATAGCGAAGCCATAATTGAGGCAAGGGCAACACATGTCATTGACAGCGCCATTAACTTATTAACGCTTATCAAGGAAAATTTTTCTACAGAAGATGCATATGAATTAGAGCGTAGACTAATTAATAGTATTAAGGGCGGCGATTCTAGCAAGTTTGTACGCAGTATACGCAAATTTAGAGACAATAAAGAAACAGCACGTCATTTAAAAGTTATCGATGGCGATGTTAAAAACGACGATTAATATGCCATTTGGGCAATTTTTTATTAATTGGGATAAATAAAAACATAATAAGTTTCATGGGGAAACTTAAAACAAAGATCAAGGAGATTTCAAAATGGCAACATTAAACAGAGTTCACGGACAAACAAGCGGCGGCGCATTTTATGGTTATTCACCATTAGTAGTTAGAATTACAGCTTCTGGCGGTGCAGCTAACGTTTTCACAGCAGACACAGTAAACGGCACAACTGGTGCTATCACTGACGGCGGATACACAATTGCACGTAGAGTACTACAAACAGTTGCTAGCATCGTATGGCTAGGCGAGCGCGATTCAGGTAATGACGTTTTCACAGCAATTGTTGATCTACCAACAGCTAATCAAGGTGACGGTACAGGCGGAAGCGCTGGTGCTACAACTGGTTTCAAAGCGTTAAGAGACGCATTGGCCCTAGCTTTAGGTGGTGCATACACTGACTACGCAGTTGCTACAAGTACTGCTCTAAACGGCGTTGGTACATTCACATTCGCTTAATACTTAATTAAGTATAGAAAGGGAGTTTTTAACTCCCTTTTCTTTTGACTAAAATTGCTAAATATAAACATTAAGGAGATTTCAACATGGCAGGAGCTACCAAAACACATGAAACGCTAATTGCACCAGCATACAAGAATGGTGTTACATTACAGTTTATAACAATCACATTTCCGAGTGCAGATCTAACAGCAAAACTTGGAAGAGTAAGCGGCGTGCAAAGTCCAGTGGTACAGGCACTTGACGCTATTGCTAAAATAGCCAGCATTGAAATTATTGGTACTCCAAGATATTCTGGTGGTGATACAACATTGACCCTTGCTATGGCAGCATTGGGTGGAGCATTTGATACTGCTGACTACGACGGCGATGATGATAATGAAACTTTTGCACTTGCTTGCCAACAAGCTATTGTTGCAGCGGCTACAGTAAGCGGAGCATTACAAGGTTACGACAATGCTAATACTACAGTAGCAGCAAATGTGCGTGGTGTAGCTCTTTAATTAATATTAGATGTAAAGAAGGTTCTTGCGAGGACCTTTTTTTTATGACATAAATATATTATATAGGTACATTATGCAAATTATTGAAATAAAAACTCTCGTAGATATAACAAACACCAACGTCGCAAGGCCCAATCAAGGCAGCGCATTAGCACACGATCAATATAGGAACTTTGTTACATTAAAACAATGTGCTGAATTAAGATCAAATATTTCATATGATTTTTCACCAGAGCTTCAAATTATTGATATAAAAGATTTAGGATTTGGTTCCAAGTTCAAAGGCAAACATGCAGTATGGACTTTTAGATTCAATCCAGAGAGATCAGGAGTATATGTTAACGAACAACATGAGATAGGATGTTTATATGAAGACATGCAAGGAGTTCCAGTTGTTGAAAAATTAACAGAGACGATAAATATCGAGAAGGCTATTTTCGAACTAATAGATAGCTCTTCCAAGAATACAATCATCAAGGCAATCAAAGGCACAATTTAGGCAACATTAAAGTTGGAAATTCGTACACTTAACAGGAGAGACCTAAGATGGCCAGTAAAAATTTAGCACTAGCAACCGTTCCAGAACGAGTTAGTGTATTAGAAACTAAAGTAGATAACATTGAAGAAAAGATTGACGATCTTAAAGTAGACTTGAAGGCAGTGAGCGACTCTATTGATCAACGAGCAGCTCATACTATTGCAATTTTAAAAGACATGAAAGATATTAGCACACAAGCTCATGTGGAAATGGCCAATAAGATTAGCAATTTAGAAAAATTTAAAGAAAAATGGATTTATCTAATTGCGGGTGGTATTGCAGTATTAGGATGGGTAGGCCCACATGCTGAACAATTATTAAGTCTATTAAAATAATGAGAATCCAAGAACTATTAGAAGCGGTTCCGGTGGGGTCGAGTACACAGCCACTAGTTACACCTGGACAACCACCGGCGCCTGTTCCACCTGGACAACCACCAGCAGTACCTGGACAAACACCTCCTCCTGCTGTGCCAGGACAACCTCCAGCAGTACCAGGTGCAGCACCTGCTCCTACCTTAGGTAATCAAGCGGCTGGACAACCTTCTACGCAACAGCCTGCTATGCAGCAAGGTATGAAAGATACAATGACTGATCTTGATAAGATTGCAGCACAAATTGTAGGACTAAAACAAAAACAACAACAAATGCAGCAGCAAATGCAGCTACCAACAGTATGAAAATAGGTCAGTTGTTATCAGGTATGAGTATTGTTGTTACTAATGCCGAACAAGCATTTATACACAGACATAAAGACAGTGTCTCTATTACTAGTTTAGACGAGCACGATCAGTGGCTCGCTCAAAACCTTGTACGCAAGGGTCTTTACGCGATAAGTAAAGATAACAGGACTTTAATAAAGCAACTAGATGAAACTATTAACTAACGATGTCTTCTCAAGTATAGAACAACTGAGCAAAGATGTTAAAGAAAAATTGCGTCAGAAGGGCGTAGTAGTACCCACTAAAAGCAAGGATGGATCTATAAACGTAGGACACTTTGCTATTAGAAAAAAGAAAGACGGATTCTACTGTATTGTAGATTTTGAAAAAGAAATATTAATAGATCAAATAAACTTACCACAAACAGCAGCGGTGATCGCTAACCAATTAGCATTGGGCAAACTGATTGATGACAAGTTATTAGCTGCTGATAGAGGATACGGACATTCACTGTTTGACGAAGAACTACATGTTAAATTTGCTGAAAAAAGTTTAAAAACTAATTTAATAGATAGAGCCGATATTATGTTTACTAAATCAAAAATAGCAAGACATAAGAAAGAACAATACAGGCTAACTATTATCAGAGGTTTTGAGAAACTGATAAGAATTGTATAAATAATACTATCAATCTTTCTGGAATTAACTATGAAAACAAGTGACTTTACAACTCAATTAACAAGTGCTAAACTTAACGAAAACATGAACAAAATGTTTGGCGTTCGAGTTAAATTAGAGAACTATTCTAGAGAGCAACTAGAAGACATGCGTAACAAATTGCGCACCCGTGTTTTCCAACAGGAAGGTACAGCAGGTATTAATGACTTACTTACCAACGAAACATATCAAAAAGACAAGGCCATGTTGGACTTGCTTAATACAAGGATTAAAGAAATGCTAGGCGAAAATATCAAACAACTACGTGACAAAATGACAGAACTTAGCGAAGCTAAGAAATCTAAACCCGACTTCCTAGACATGGATAAAGACGGCAATAAGAAAGAGCCAATGAAGAAGGCAGTTGCCGACAAAAAGAAAAATCCTTTTGTCAAAGACAAAAAAGTTTCCGAGGCTTCAACAGATAATGCTTTTACTGCTCATAAAAAACCAGCCGCAGCAACAGATCTAAAAGTTGGTCAATCAAAGAAAACATCTAGTGGCGGAACAGCTACTAAGACTGCTGGCGGAACAGTTCACAAAGCAGGCTCTAAAGGCTACGGTAACAAGTGGGATGGTAAGACACAAGACGAACCTGCAAAAGTATCTAAAGCTTCTAAAACTTCTGCAGAGAAGAAAGCAGCTAAAGATAATGATATCAAACTTCCTCCACACAAAGGTACGGTAACTCGTCACAGCAGCAATCACGGTGCTGACAGAGATGATGGCACCGGTGATGAAGTTAAAGAAGCACTAAAAGGCAAGCAAGGTAAACTTGATGCTAACCATAACGGCAAATTAGAAAAGAGTGACTTTGCTGCTTTACGTGCTAAGAAAGTTAAAGAAGAACGCACTGAAGTCAAAGATAAAGAAGGCAAGGTAACTAGCTGGAAAGACGAAGGCGAATGGAAAAAAGCAGGAGCGAAGAAAGATCCACGTGGCAAGGTTACTAACCTAAGTGACAAGGCTCGTCGTTCAACTGAAAAGATGAAAGAATCTACAGCAAGAGTTAAACATAATGTTCGCTTTGTTAACGAAAGCCTAGGCTATTTGTTAAGCGAAGACGAAGAAGGTAAAGCTAAGGCAATTACTAGTGCAGGCGATATGGTCAATGACTTTACATCGTGGATGCAACGTGTTGGTCAATATCAGACTAAGACAATGATTGAACTAGCTGATGCTATCAAAGGCGACTTTGGTGCGGCTGAAGCAGAAGCATTTAAGCAAGCAGTTGGTCCAGCATTGAGTGCTACCTTAGAAATGTTAACACAGCAACGCGAAGCAGTAAGCAGTGCGGTTGCAACATTAGCAGGTGAAGCAGTTCCAGAAGAACCAATGGGAATGGAGCCAGAGATTGGACCGGGCACTCCGGATATGGACCCAGGTATGGACCTTAGCGCACCCGATGACATGAATCCAGATATGGGTAGTGACGAATTTGGTGCTAGCGATGCAGCAGCAGGAATGGGCACTACCGGTCGTGAAATGCGTGAAAGCAAGTTTGCAAGCAAATTAGCTGAATCACATAACATCATGAACTCATTGTCTAAATAATGAGATTATTTGAAGTAGATTTAGGATCAGCTAGAGATGTTCTAGCTGTATTGCAGGGACAGGCAAATAAAATGGGTAATCCATCTACTTTGCCGTTTCCAGCAGTAATGAACATCTTGAATCAATTTGATTTGGGCATAAGCACACCCGACGGATTAATAGCATTAAAAAACGCTGTTGATCCAGCAGGCGATGTTATTGCTGATGTATTAGATGATGGTACTGTATTACTAAAGACTAATGCACAAAACCCAAACCAAGATAAAGCACAACAACCCGCTAGTGGAAGTTCAGGTCTAGATGCTATGGCATCTAGAAATGCTAAGAAATTAAAACCAGATCTTTGACCTATAGAGTATATGGTGTTATAATTAACACTATATGACAACACTCTATTCCCCTCCTCCGTTCATTGAACGATTCCAATACAAAAATTGCCAACAGGTAAACGACCCGATAACCCGTAAACGTGTTTATCAAACACCCGATGGTGAACGCCTTCCTAGTGTAACAACTATTTTAGGCGCTACTAAGGATATGACCCACTTAATTGAATGGCGTAAACGTATCGGAGAAGATAAAGCACAACAAATTACTACAGAAGCAGCCGGAGTTGGTACAGCAATGCATGCCAATTTAGAACGTTTCTTAATCGGTGAACAACGTCAACCTGGTAATAATCCAGTACACGTACAGGCTAATAAAATGGCTGATGTTATTATTGAAAACGGTCTAAGTAAAATGAATGAAGTATGGGCTATGGAACAAAGTCTATATTGTCCTGGGCTATTTTCTGGTACTACCGACTTGGTAGGTGTATACGACGGTCAGCCTGCAATTTGTGATCATAAACAAACAAACAAACCCAAGAAAGCTGAATGGGTAGAGGACTATTATCTACAGCTAGTTGCCTATGCAACTGCACATAACGAAGTTTATGGTACAGATATTAAACGTGGTGTTATTTTTATGTGTAGTAGGGACTTCCAATATCAGCAATTTGACCTACTTCCAGAAAATTTTAACAAATATCAAGACATGTGGTTCAACAAAGTTGAAGAATACTACGCCCTAGTTAAGTAGCACAGTAAGATAAATATCTCATAGAGGGGATATTTACATGGCAGTCGTTTCAATTTCACGGATACAAGTCCGAAGAGGACAAGAAAACCAAACAGGTGTGCCTGTATTAGCGGGCGGCGAATTTGGTTGGGCAGCAGATACTGAAAATTTGTACATCGGTCTACGTAGAGAAGACGGTGGATCTAGAGACGATAATGTTAGAATTCTAACAGAAAACGATCTAGTAAACTTTTTCAGCAATCTACCAGAACCCTCTGATTCTGTCAGTTATACATATCGCAGTGAAACTGATGATGGCATAACAGATGGTATTACTGCGTTAACAGTTGGCGGACAACCATATCAACGATTACTACGTAAAAAATCTGATGATTTTGTTAGTATTGCAGACTTTGGAGTTGTTGGCGTAGGAAACGAAACTACTAAGATACAAAAAGCTATTGATAATCTATTTTTAGATCCTTTAAAAACTAATAGCAAATACGGAGAATATTCTGCTAAGATTTTATATCTCCCAGCAGGCATATATAATATTGATACTGCAATTTTTGTTCCTGCCTACACTACTATCGTAGGTGAAGGTATTGGTAAAACTATTATTAATCTTATATCTGATGCCGCTCATGCATTTCAAACAGTAGGATCAGACCAAGCAACTGAAGGACGAACAACTTTTGAAGCTGGAATTAGTTCAGGTATTACACAACCTAACTATCTACACTTAGAAGGAATGACTATTCAATACGATAGCGTAGAAACTAATGTAGAAAATGGTTATAGTTTGATCAGTATTGATTGCTCTGAAAATGCATTAATTAAACGTGTTAAATTCATCGGACATCATTTACCAGCAGATGGTGTTAATATAGATTATTCAGGTATTGATATACGCGGCAACGGTGCATTACAAGTATCATCTGAAAATGTATTAATTGACAATTGTACATTTGAAGGATTATACAGCGGAGTTAAATCAAACTACGATATTGTAAATCCTATTGTACAAAATTCTAAATTCTATAATTCAGTACGTGGCATTTCATTCAATGATACCAAAGATGTAACTGCTACATATGGCCCTAGATATGGTCGTATATTAAATAACAGATTTGAAAATATTGAGAGAGAAGCAATTTATGTTGGCGAGTCTGATGTTGGTACATATCACATTAGTATGAATAACCAATTTTATAATGTTGGTAATAACGGTATAGATGAAGAGAATTCCGCTTATCCTATCATAACATATCTATCTGATGGCAATATAACTGTTAACGATTACTTTGATAGACAAGATTGGCAAACTCAAAATACTACAGTAGGTACATATAACCCTTTAGTAAATGGTGTTGCTGCATTAGATAGCGTAAGTGTTAATAGAAAAACTCTTGTAAACGGAGTATATACAACTATTTTAAAACTTCCTATTATAACAACTGAAGCACAACAGTTAGTAATTAAATATCATATGTTTGAAGAAGATCAGCTGAATCCAGGTGCATATACTGTTGATAGGATGGGAACATTTAAACTACATCTTCAACCGGGTGCTGAACCCACTAATACAAATGTAACTGATGAATACTCCTACGGTGCAGGAGAAGGAGACACTGAATGGTTAGTAGTTACTAATTCAGCACAAGGGTATTATGAGTTGCAATTAAAATATACCGGACTAACCGATATAACATTTACTTTCCAAACTTCACTGATGCTGTAAAATTATGTTTAACCTATCTGTAGAAGAGAGACTAACAGAATGGATTGAGCACAGGAGAGCAGTAGATCAAAATACAGACCCATTACAATTAGTATGGGATTTTTGGCAAGCTGCTCCGTTCATTCCACATAATAGGAATATAGATCCTTACCATCAAAAAAGCTGGCCAAGCCCGTGGCAGATTATCGAAACCAACAAATACGACGATTTTACTAAAGCCCTAATGATTTGTTGGACTTTGAAATTGACAAAAAAATATCAAGATAGTAAGATAGAACTTAGAACATTAGTTGACTTTAATAAAACTAAAGAGTACAATATAATATGTATCAATAATTCTTGGGTGCTAAATTACAGCGACGATGGACCTATTCCCATTAGTAATTTAATTGACGAATTTAAAGTTGAAAATATAATAGAGATTAAGGGTCCTAGGTAAATATCACCTAAGACATAAAAAGGTAAAAATAATGATCACAGTAGTTAAGCGTAGTGGAAATCGGGTAACCATGGATATTGAAAAGATACAACGTCAGGTAGCTTATTCATGTAAAGGAATTGATAATGTAAGTCCTAGCATGATTGAAATAAAAGCCCAGATTGAACTACATGATGGAATGACTACTAAAACTATCGACGAGCTATTATTAAAGGCCATGGTAGATCTTATTGATGAATCTGAGAACCCAGAAATTAATAATGTAAACTATCAATATGTAGCAGGTCGTCAACGTGTTAGTATGTTGCGTAAAGAAGTATATGGACAATATGAGCCTCCTTCTCTTTATAGTATTGTTAAGAAAAATATCAAAGCTGGAATGTATACTAATGAATTGCTAGACTGGTACACCGAAGATGAATGGAATATTATTGATTTGTTTATTGAACACAGTAAGGACGAAGAATATACCTATGCAGCAATTGCACAACTATGTGAAAAATATCTAGTACAGAATCGTGCTAACGGAGAAATTTTTGAAACACCTCAAGTTCGATATGCTGTCGCCGCTGCTACAGCATTCCACAAAGAACCAAAAGAAACAAGATTAAAATGGGTTAAGGAATATTATGAATGTGCAAGTGCAGGACATTTTACATTGGCTACACCAGTTCTGGCTGGACTTGGAACAACCACTAAGCAGTTTAGCTCTTGTGTATTGATAAGCTCAGATGACACTTTAGACAGTATCTTTGCTAGCGGCGAAATGATGGCCAAATATGCTTCAAAACGAGCCGGAATTGGACTGGAAATTGGCAGAATCAGACCGTTAGGTGCCCCAATTCGCAATGGTGAGATCAAGCATACTGGAATGATACCTTTTCTGAAAAAGTGGTTTGCAGACCTTCGTAGCTGTAGTCAGGGTGGAATTCGTAATGCAAGTTGCACAGTCACATTCCCTATTTGGCATTACCAATTTGAGGATTTGATTGTACTTAAAAACAATCAAGGAACTGACGAAGTGCGTGTGCGTCAAATGGATTACAGTGTAGTAGTCAATAAGATGTTTTGGAATCGTTACAAGCGTGGCGAAACAATGAGCCTGTTTGATCCACACGATGTTCCGGACCTGTACGAAGCTTACTATCGCAACAGTGAAGAATTTGAACAACTATATTTAAATTATGAGAAGCATCCGACAATTAAAAAGAAAATCGTATCAGCAGATGAGATATTCAAAAATGGCATTCTTAAAGAGCGTACTGATACGGGGCGCATATATCTTGTCAATATCGATAACGTCATCAATCAAGGTCCGTTTGATACTACACTTGATCCCATTTATCAATCAAACCTATGCCAAGAGATACTTCTACCCACAAAACCTTTCCAGAGAATTGAAGATCCAGAGGGACGCATCGCTCTTTGCACTCTTGGGTCAATAAACTGGGGTGCTTTCCGTAACCCACAAGAGATGCGCAAGGCTTGTCGTGTGTTGGTTCGTAGTTTGAGTAATTTACTAGGCTATCAGGATTTCCTAAGCATACAGAGCAAACTTGCTAATGATGAATTTGAACCACTAGGTGTGGGCATTACTAACTTGGCCTACTGGCATGCACGACGCTCATACAAATATGGCACTCCAGAAGCACTTGCAGAAGTCAAGCGTTGGATGGAACATCAAGCATTTTACCTAACTGAAACAAGTGTCGAGCTTGCCCAAGAGCGTGGGCCATGCGGGCGTAGCCAGTACACGTATTACGGTAAGGGTGTGTTTCCTTGGGAACGCAGAGCAGCAGGCAGCAATGAACTAACTGACTTTACACCTAGCCTAGACTGGGAACCATTGCGAGCACGTATGATCAAGTACGGTATTCGTAATGCTACATTGATGGCGATTGCTCCAGTTGAAAGTTCTAGTGTTGTTCTTAACAGCACCAACGGTATTGAGATGCCTATGGAACTTATTAGCGTTAAGGAATCTAAAGCAGGATCGTTTGTGCAGGTAGTACCAGAGTACAAACGCTTTAAGAATCGTTATCAAATGATGTGGGATCAAAAGGATTGTGTTGAATACTTAAAGACAGCCGCTGTACTTGCAGTGTATGTTGATCAAAGTATTAGTACCAATACATTCTATAGTCCCAAGCATTTTAAAGATGGAAAAGTACCCGGGACACTAATTGCTAAGAATTTAATGTTAGCATATAAGTGGGGTTTGAAATCAATTTATTACAGTCTCATAGACAAAGTGGGTAGTAAGAGTGTATTAAACACTCAAAGTGATAGATTAGTAGCAGCACAACCTGTTACAATATATGAAGAAGATGATGAAGATTGTTTAGCCTGCAAACTCTAAAATATTATGTCAATAGAACAATACAATTTAACAAAACCAACAAACTATCTTAAGCGTATGATGTTTCTGGATCCTGCTGGGCCAGTTACAGTACAACGGTTTGAAGAAGTGAAATATAACAAACTACAGAAGTACGAAGAATTAGCCCGTGGGTTCTTTTGGGTTCCGGAAGAAATTAGTCTTACCAAAGACAAAATGGATCACAAAGAATCCAGCGATGCAGTTAAACATATCTTTACTAGCAATCTACTTAGACAAACAGCACTAGACAGTATTCAAGGCAGAGCACCATTCCAAATTTTTGGACCGGTGTGCAGTCTGCCTGAACTAGAAGCATTGTTAATGATATGGTCGATGTTTGAAACAAATTTACACAGCAAATCATATAGTCACATTATCAGAAATATCTACAGCGTGCCTAAAGACGAATTCAACAAGATTCACGATACCAAAGAAATTGTTGAAATGGCTGCGAACATTGGACGTCATTATGAACATCTACACTTACTTAACTGCCGTAAAGAACTGGGTGAGGAAATTGATCTCCATACTCACAAGCGAGCAATTTGGATGGCATTACATGCAAGTTATGCACTCGAGGCATTGCGATTCATGGTCTCATTTGCCACTTCGCTCGCAATGGTCGAAAACAAAATCTACATCGGCAACGGAAACATTATCAGCCTTATCCTCCAAGACGAACTCCTCCACACAGAATGGACCGCTTGGTTGATTAACAATGTAACCAAGGATGATCCAGACTTTATTGCTCTTGATGCAGAATGTGCAGACGAAGTATACGCTATGTATATGGAAGTTATCAATGAGGAAAAAGCCTGGGCAGATTACCTGTTTAAGAAAGGTCCAGTCATTGGACTTAATGCAAACATTCTAAAAGACTTCGTTGACTTTACTGCATTCAATCGTTTGAAAGATATCGGTATCAAGTACGAAGAAGAGCATCCAAGAGCAAGTCCTATTCCTTGGTTTAACAAACACGTTAACATCGGCAAGAAACAAAGTGCTTTGCAGGAAACTGAAAGTACAAATTATGTTGTAGGCGTTATGAGCGATAGCGTCACACACGACGAGTTGCCAGATCTATAATGTCTACCGACGCTGATAAAATTACAAAACTTGAACAACAAGTTGCGCAATTGATTAAACAGAATCAAGAATTGAATCAGCGTGTTCAATTTTTAGAAAGAGAAAATAGTCGCAGACGAGGTGAGACCTCACAGATTGCGGCAGCAGTTAATAGAAGAGGGTAAAATGAAAGTAGTAGTATGGAGCAAGTATAATTGCACATTCTGTGATCAGGCAAAATCATTGTTGGGTCAGAGAGAGATTGCATTTGAAGAAAAGAAAATTGGCGATGGATATTCTAAAGAAGAATTGCTAGAAGAAATTCCCACAGCTAGATCAGTGCCACAAATCATTATTGATGGAAAAGCAATTGGTGGGTTTTCTGAATTAAAGGAATTTTTAAAATGAAAGACGTTACTTATAACATAGATGATGTAACTATCAACACACTAGATTATGGCAAACTTGCAATAGACACATTAACCTCAAGTATGATTGGGCCATATCCCAGTTACAATACAGGAGTCGGGGCAGTTGGAGCAAATGGTAGTAATGGAACCTACTATACTACTAACACCGGTGCCAATTGGGGTAGCATTGGTACTAGTACTAGCCAACCTTCAATACAAGTAAAAGGTGATGCAGTGTTTGAAGGCAAGGTTATGATAAACGGCCGGAATATCTCAGAATTTATGGAAGCTATTTCAAAGCGTCTGTCCATACTGGTTCCAGACCCTGAAAAGTTAGAACACTTTGAAGCATTAAAGAAAGCATATGACCACTATAAATTATTAGAGGCCCTATGCGAATTACCAACAGAACCAAAGGAATAATATGTTGATTGAAAGAGGATTTACCAGCGCAGACGTTATCAGTTTGAAATTGATCAACGGTGAAGAATTGATTGCGCGGTTTGATAGTGAGACTGCAGAGACTGTTAAAATTATCAAACCACTATGCGTTACACTAAATGGACAAGGTGTTGGATTGATGCCTTGGATGTTTCTAGGTAATGGTAAAGAAGTAACTATTAACAAGTCACACATTTTTGCCATGATGACTAGTAAGCACGATGCTGCTGACCAATATAGAGATAGCACCACTGATATTGCCCTACGGTAAATATTAGTTTAGGATATTGATATGCCATATGTACCAGGCGCAGTAGTTCACGGTGTAACTCACGTTGCCGATGTCTATAATTCACCAAATGTTTACATAAACAATGTTTTGGTTGCACTTTGGAATCCAGCAGGATCTACTGCACCATTTGGCACAGTGTCTGTATCAGTATCAGTTAGTATTCCAGAAGGTGATCAAGCGGCTGCTGTGGCGTTAGTTGACGACTATGTTACAGCCCAAACTGGCCAACCTAATGATTATTATAAACCAGAAGCTGTTGCTGACGGAGTTAAAGGTAACTATGCAGGTACTCCTGAATCATCAAGTGTACCAGACGGGGCTGTGGCCACTGATCCAACTGCATCAGATATTATACCATTCTTACAAGCAAGATTAGCAGAAGCAGCAACTGGTACATGGAGAGAAACTGGACAAGGCGGTGCAGCAAGTAATTCTAAGATTACCGGCATTTGGACCAATCTTGGATATCCTGCAAGTAATCCTTGGACTACTGATCAAACTGCTTGGTGCATGGGCTTTGTTAACTACACTCTTAAGAGTTGTGGATATAAGTATGTACAGACTGCTAGTGCTGCTGCGATTACTACTAGTCCAGAAAAGTGGACCGCGGTACAAGTACCAAAGGCAGAAGCACAACCGGGTGATATTGCATTCTGGAGTTATAGGCATGTGAACTTTGTATATACTGCGGCCAACGGCAAGTACAGTTTTGTAGGTGGAAATCAAACACCTAGTGGTGGTAAGAACAATCCAGACGACGGAGATTTAACTATCTCGTATCCAGGCGGTACTGCTGCTAGTAATGCAAATTGGGTTAGTTGCTGGCGTATAACTAAAGCATAAGTATTATAGTCTGCAAGGGCATAATGTGTAACATTTAGTAAGGTGCAAGTCCGGGAGGTTGGAGGGGCCAATACTTGCAGATTCCTCCACTTTTTGGTAAAATTATAGTTGACAATACGGTAAAACCGTGTTATAATTATTACTTAACAACATACAGGAGTCTACTATGCGTAAATACAAATTATGGGTTCGTATCAGTGCTTATCAAACAGCTAACATTTATATGTATGCTGAAAATTCATTGCAAGCTAAAATGCTAGCCGAATGCCAATATGGTGTAGGACAAGTACTCCATTATATGGAAGCAGATTAAATTGAAAAATACTATGTACGTAAACAAATCAAGTAAAAATATTATAGCATTAGCATTGGCTATGTCTGTAAGTTCTACGTGGGCAGATGTTTATCGAGAATATCGATATGCTCCCCGTGTAGTTCAAGTAGAACGACATGCACAGGCTGATATCTTAGTTCCTCTAATTATTGGAGGAATGGTAGGTGCTGCAATTGCCAATCAAAATCAACCACAGCCTGTGCCACAACAACAAGTGTTCATCCAGCGTGAACCAGTAGTTGTACAGCAGCAAACAGTGTGTTATGGTTGGAAGGAAATTCAAATGCCTGATGGGCAAATTTATCGTGAGCGTACCTGCTACCTACGATAAGTAAGAGTTATGATGGTATGAAGTAGATTGAAAAGGATTCAAGACGCGGGTTCGAATCCCGCCAGGTCCACCATAAGGAAGTTTGTTATGATAGTTAAATTTGCAAATGCAATTGGTCGTGCTCATGGAAAGTTTTTTACCTGGTTAGGTCAAAAAGCGGAATCT